CCGAGTACCCGCAACGGGTCTTTCGTCAACTCCAGCATTTCCTCCGTGAAGGAAGCTCCGATCCCGGGGATGTCGATGTTCTGGTAGACCAACTGGAAGTCGGCCATTGTCATCTCAGACCTGTGGATCAGCGCCTGCTCATAGGGGAAATGGTCGGGCCACAACACTTCCTCGTTGGTCTCATCGAGGACACAGGGGAAGCGGACCACCTCATACCCTGGCCTCTTAGCCAGGTGGTAGTAGATGTCACCGCTGGAGACCCGGGTACCAATGAAGACGGCCTGGCCGGTCTTCCCGATACGGGACAGGGCGGTGCGGTCAATCCACTTCAGCATCTTGGCGACCTGGTCGGGGTTCGCCTGGTTCTGTTCGTCCGCTACGTCATCGAACTTGATCTTGTCGGCACGCCGACCGTAAAGGGAACCCGTCCAACCCATGGTGAGAACCGTTGGGTCTTTCTCCGAGGTGACCCGACCGGTGACGAAGATGTGGTCGTCGGACCAGGAGCCAGGCTTGTAGAACGGCCCGTAGTCTCCAATCAGGTTGTGGCTGTCGTAGAGCGCCTCGTCCATGAGGTGAGCTTTGATCGCCCCGAGGATGTCTTCCGCCAGAGGGGCAGCCTTGGAAAGGATGATCGTCCGGCTGTTCGGGTCACGGCAAATGTCATAAATGGTGTGCCGAATGGAATAGCGGGTGGTCTTACCGTGGAACGGTGGAACGTTGATGAGCTTCCGCTTGGCAGTGGAAGTGACCACCTCATCGGCTTTGATCTGCCAGTCGGGCACCTCGTGCATCTGCCCGTCACAGTCGGGGCATCCGAGGTGGCCGAAGTAGCGGCGCTCAAACTCAGCAAAGGTGCCGACCCGGGTGTTCTCTTCGATGCGTGGCCCTCGCTGGCTGAGTATCTCCCTAGCACGAGCGACTTTCGCTTCGATGGCTTGGCGCTCTTCCCCCACCTTCTTGGAGAGCCAGGGACGGGAGACACCGAACTCACGGGCGGAATCAACAATGGTCCACTGGTCTTCGACGACTTTGCGGACTGCGGCTGCTACTCGGCGGGGGCGGGACCAGGCGGCGTAAGCGGGGTTGGTGGGGTCAGCCATTCGCTAACCGCCCCAGGAACGTCGTCAGTCAGGCGATACCAACAGCACAGGGACGCCAGCACGGTTGGCGTTAAACACACAGCCTCTAGTTCCAGGGGAGAAATCCAAATCTTTGCTTACAGCCAGCACAAGCGAAGGTTTGTTCCACTTCTCGTGGCAGGCGCATTCGCCCCGGATCATTCTCATGTTCCGTATCTGACCAGCAGCCTTACCGTGTTTCTCCCACTCTTCGCTGGTAACAGAGAGGGTGTGGACTGTGCGACCCTCGTGGCTGTAGAAGCTCCCAGCTATCGAGTCCACACCTCGTGCTGCTCCGTGAACCACTTCAAAGCCTTTACCGATTAAAGCCTTTACCGCCTTGTCCCATTTCAGCCAGTGCCAAATATCGGTGACCAGGTCTCGACTCCCGGTGACCAAGAGGCGCTTAGGCACTTAGCACACCCGACTGCTGCAACACTCGCACCACCCCGAAAGCCAGGAGCGGTACGGTGAACGAGGCATGGACGAAGAAATAGGCTACCCAGAACCTGGGGATGTCAGCATAACGGCCCAACAGGTAGAAGTTCCGCAAGGCTAGAACATAGTTCACCAAACCCAACATCACTATCAGAATCGGCATGGTCATCGTCCGTTGGCCTTTCGTTCGCAATAGTTGGCTGCGGCGTTTAAACCTTCCGCTCTGGCGAGCTTGGCGTGTTCGGCCCAGCGTTCCATGACAGCCCGCCTCGTTTCGGTTAGAGACTGGTAGTTCTCCGTCCGAGGCTTCATAAACCCTGCCTGCTCATAAAGCTGCTCCAACAACAAACGAGTGTGAAGTTCCTTCTGTTCCAGCACCTTACGGCTCTGCTCGATGGCGCTTATGACCGCTTCGTCACTCATCGCTTCCTCCAAGCGTTCATCCGTCTTCCTCTAAGCGCTCGCCCAATTCAGCGATCCGCACAGCGAGCCTGTGCGCCACATCGGTTGCATAAAACCCTTTCAGATCAGATCTATAAGAAATCAACTCGTGGTACCTGGCCGACAGTGCGCCACGGATGAGCCGCTTGTCACTCTCGGTTAGGGTGAGCCAGGGGTTGCTCAGTGTCTCTATCACGGTAGGGTCCTTGAAATGTTGCTGGTCGGGACCGTGACCGAAAGAACCGCATAGGAGGTGTCACCCTCCCATTTGATGTCCTCGACAAACAGCACGACGTCTTCCACCAACCAGACGTATTCGCCTATCACAAAGAGGGACTGGTCGGACACCTGACCGGCTGCTTCCATCAGACCGGCGACCAGTTCATCGACGGCATCCAACGGGAGGTGGAAGTTGCGCCCCCCGTCTGTGGTCAGGGTGACCCGCTGGTTCACCCGATCCGGGGTGATCGTCAGGAAATCAAGGTTCGATATCCGTTCAGCCATATCAGCCTCCCATCTCGTCGTAACTCGGATGCCGATGCCCCCAAATGGACTCATCCGGCGACCCTCGGCGTTCGATCTTGCGAACGGCCACTTCGAGCCTGTAGATCAGGTCTTTCGCCTCATCCACCGAAATGTTGACGCTGAGACTGAAATTCTCGTGGTGCTCGTCGTACAGCAGCACCCCAACAACGTCACGCTCCCGTGACGGAGCCGCTGTTATCTCTACTGCCACCTCTCAACTCCTTTCGTTTAAACCCACCGGGGCGGGTTCCAAGCGGTAGTTCCGCTAGAGAACTTCCCCCCGCCCCTGCGGGTGACGCTGTAGGCACGTTCTTTCTGCCTGTTACGGCTTAGTCAGTGCGTACCCCCACACCTTAGACGAGTCAACCCTTGCATGCAAGTCGACTGGTCGGCTAGCTTGGTCAAGCCCTCTGAGGACACTTCTCGGGGGGTATGTGTGGAAGCCTCGCTCAGGCTGGCCCGCAAGGGTGCCCGAGGTGGTTTTCCCTCCTTCCCCCCTCGGGGGGCGGGGCTTCCACCATCGAACACGACAGCAGGAAGAGACAGTGACCACAAGACGACGGAGAGGCCAGGTCGGCCCATCACAACGAGAGATCGACACTCTCCGTTCAATGGGATGGGAGGCGGAAATCCCGCCCACCCTCGGAGCGGCCACTCAACTCATCGGCCTACTCCGCAACGACCCGAGCCGGATCGAAGCTTGGGCGAAGCTCGTTGGAGCAGACACCCGACCATTGGAGCAGAAACCACTAGTCCGCTCGTCCCGACCTGTTAGGAAGCCAGCAGCGCCAGGGTGGGAGACAACCCAGGCACAGCGGAACTACATACGAGGTCTTGGCTGGGCTGGGGAAATACCCATCGCCAGGCGAGAAGCCTCCAGGCTCATCGACCAGCTTCAACGAACCAACAAAGATTCGTGGGCTGGGCGGAGCGTAACCAACACCGACAGCCGTCCGAGTGTCAACTCCACTGTTGACGAGCAGCTACAAGAATTGAAGCGTCGAGTCCAGAAGGTTCTACCTTCCTAACCGGGTTTCGTCTAGCCCTGGCAGCCCCTACCAGGCACAGTCGAAAGATACCCCCCCGGCCCTAGGGTCGTTCTTTGCGTCCAGCAAGGCGGCGAAGCCGCACTAGTTCTTAGTTTGCTGACACGTCGGGGGTGGGACACCCCCTCCACATGTAGTCAACCACTGACAAACACCAAGAAACAGGTGGCTAAAGGGGGCGAAGCCCCCACCAAGCCCCAAGTTGACCTGGCCCAAGCCAACAAACAGCTACTAAACAGGCTACTAGCACCCCTAACAGACACTGGACTGTCCGGTACTTGTGACAGTGACCTTCCCCACACTGCTGCTGGGGAAATAAATGGACCCCGGTCAGCCTTTCGGCTGTTGGTGTTGATTTCTGCTCCTGACCTGGGTGTTTGTGCGCTGTGTTGTTGGTTGGACCGTTGCACTCGCAGGACGGGCTGGTCACGTGCTCGTTGTGGGTGCAGATCACACTCATTTGAGCTATCGAACACTGTTCGAGTGAGCTATATAACGCTGTAAGGCTGTTGGCTGCATCACCACCGCATGGTGCCTGGTGCATCACCTCTGTTAGTGGCGCTGTCTTTGACATCTACCTGCGTGCTGCCCCTCCTTCGGGTGCCAGCCTTAGTTTGAGTGGGCGCTCAATTTCGCTCCACCCACTGGGGGCGGGGGGTTAAGCGCCAGGCTTATCGGGCAGTTCGGCCCGTTCCCCTGTTGGTTGCACTGTGCAACCTTCTCGAGAACGGCCAGAACTGGGGTTTACTGGTGAACTTGACGTTGTCGTACTGGTCGACTAGAGTCCGGCTTGCCGGTACTCGATCAGCCCTCGGGCCAAGGTCACCACCGGCCTCGGGAGTGGCTCCTGCCCTCAGAACCTGGCCTTGACCCCGGAGGGGGTTGATCGGCTCTCCAGCCGATCGCCAGGGGAAAGCTGAAGGTGCGCAGCACCGGAAGGACCACCCCGACCACCTCGGGAGCGGGCGACCGTGGAGAGACAACCACGGCCAGGTCACGCAGGGGTGAGTGAGAACCTCTTTTTCTTCCTTCGGCTCGCTAGGACAACCTGGCGGGCCATTAAGGGGATCGGGCTATAGCTACCAGGAACCTAGGCAAGCCTGGATGCTCTGATCCCCTCAATGACCGGTGAACGTCACCGGCTGATAGGAGGAAGACAAATGAGCTACTTCCAAGATTCAAACAACCCCTGGTTCACCGCATGGTTGAACCGGGAGATTGGTCATTTCACTGGTGCAAGCTTTGCTGTTGGCACTGAGGTTTCGGTTCGCCGTTACCCCGCTGATGAGCGTTACTACGAAGTGATGCTGCCCGACAGCAACGTTCTGACCATTGACCATTTCGACGTGACGATCTGATAGGAGGAAGCATGAACTACGAGGAAGCACTTCACGACGCTGGTCTTTGCGCCGAGATAGTGCCTTACTTCGATGAGGACTTCGGCCCTTCGGGTGGTCGTTGCGAGCGAGCAATCGTCAGCAAGGACGAGCCGATGTGCCTAGGCCACCTCGACCAGTTCAAAGAGTGGCAAGCAATGAGCCAGGTTGAGAAGGCTCAATGGGAGCATGAGGTCGACCGCTGGTGAGCTTGATGGGAGCGCCTTACGGGGCATTCCCACCAGCCCACTGTGGACTGGAGAAGGAGGATAGGAAATGAAATTGCACGACTCAATCACCGTCAAAGGTGTGTCGGTGACATTGGAGTCCGATGCATACACCACACCCGATGGTTTCCATCACGAATATGGCGTGTGGCGAGTTACAGCCCGAGACATCGAAACGAGCAAGCCGTGGCGTGGTCGATCCTACAAGGGTCGGGCTAAGACCTTCAAAGGCGAGACCGCTTGGATGCGTGGCGAGAACCTGTTCGACGCCATTGTTAGTGAACTTCGATTCTCGTGACCTAATGGGAGCGCAGCGTGCTGCGTTTCCACCAGGCCATTGGAGCTTGGAGAAGGAGGATAGGAAATGCCGAAGTCAACCCAACGATCTGACGCCTGAAGGCTGATGAGAGCGCCCTACGGGGCGTTCTCACCAGTGCAATTAGGCATTGGGGAAAACAGGAGGAAGAGTCATGGCATACGGAGAGACCAACGTTCCAATGTCCTGGTATGAGGACGGGCCAACCGTCGACAACGGCGGGCTGGCACCGTTCCCCACCAGTGACCTAGACGACGAGCTTGGCTACGACGCCAACCACAACGACCCCTCGCAGTACTGCCGTCATGGGAGCTTCATCGGCTCCTGGGCGGGACCGGACTATTTGTGCCAGGCGTGCGAAATGGGTTATGACCGACAGATCACGGTCACCTCGTGGGAGGCAACCTTCCCTGAGCCGAACTTCGGTTACCCCGTTCATATTGCCTACTTCCGCACGAAGGCGGAAGCGGACAAGTGGCTGGCACACTTGCGTTCGGTCGAGGCCGAGCATGGTGTGTTCTGGCCTGGTGCGACCATTGAGAAGCGCACCGAGAAGGTGTGGTGTGAGTGACCTGATGGGAGTGTGCCGTTTAAACACGGTGCATTCCCACCAGTGCATTCAGTACTGGAGAAGGAGGCAGAGAATGTATGACTTAGTCAGTGGCATCATGGCCTACGAAACTGGCGAGGCCGATGACCAGGCGATTCTGGAGTTGTTCAGTCACTTGATTGGGACTGGTATGGCCTGGAGTCTGCAAGGTTCGTATGGTCGAACCGCTCAAGCTCTCATTGATGCGGGACTCATCGCCCCAAACGGTGACATCGCAGAGGATTGGCTGGCGATCAACGCCAGCCACGAGGATGAGCTATGAGCGCCACTAGGCCCGTAACCCGGGAGCAGTGGCTCATCAAAGCCGGGAAGCTGCTGGAGGGCTTCCTGGAGGGCGCAGGAGTCAAGTTGCTTAGTCCCTGGACGGTTAGCGTGGGTTGGCCGTCCAAGGGAGCAACGTCGGCCCGTCAGCGTCGGATCGGTGAGTGCTGGCACCCCGCAGGGGAACGCAAAGACAGTCATTTGTTCGTCAGTCCAGTACTGAGTGACCCGGTCGAGGTGCTGGCAACCCTCGCTCACGAGCTTGTGCATGTTGCTCATCCCACGGATGGACACAAGGCGGGGTTCACGAAGAGCGTCAGGGCGATCGGCCTAGTTGGCAAACCAAGCGCCACGGTCGCAGGTGATGACTTCAAGAAGGCTATTCAGCCGTTATTGAAGCGCCTCGGTGAGTATCCGCACACAGCAATCAAAACCGGCTCAAGTAGCAGTGGACCCAAGCAGGGCACCCGGCTGCTGAAGGCTATGTGCGTTGAGTGTGGGTACACGGTGCGAGTCACGCAGAAATGGTTGGACACCGGCTACCCGATATGCCCGCAGGACAACATAGAAATGATCGATGGGTGACTTGAGCAGAGCGCATCAAGGTGCGCTCTGTCCAAGCCATTCGGACTTGGAGAAGGAGGAATCATGGATATTCGCTGCCCACAGTGTGGCGAACCCTGGGAGATGGACTCGCTGCACGAGGTCGATGACGTGCCGTTTAAACAAGCGCAGCGGCTCTTCGCAGCCGAGGGCTGCCATGTCTTCGGTGAGAACCACAGCGTGAACGAGAACAAGGCGGCAGCCGCAGTAAGTGCGGCAATGTTTGAGCTACTCGGTGACGACATTGACGGCATCGCCGCAATGACCGAGGACTTCGACTACTTGTTTGAGTGAAAGGTTGGCTCACCTCGACTACGAGGTGGGCCATTGAGGGGCAGGGTTTAGTGCCAAGTGTCCGGTTTATCCGGTAAGGCTTTGGACCTACCTATAGGCTGCCCCTCAATGACCGGTCCAAACCAGGACCGGCTGACCACAAGGAGGAAGACAGGAACGCCGAGGGGCTGGTGAAGGGCTTACACTCGTCCAGCCCCAAGGCGCACGACCATGACCTCAGAAGACCGTAGTAGAACGTCCGAACGTTCTACCTGACCATTTGGAGGCCACTGGTGAACGCTAAGCGTAAACCGTGGGAACCAGTATGTGCGCTGTGTGGGATAGACACACCCGCCTTCAACACCTACCTGACCCCCGCCAACTATCCCGACATGCCAGGCGTGGGGTTGTTCGTATGCAGCCCGAGTTGTCCCGAAAGGGGCAATAGGGCCGTCTACCAACACCCGAGGTGGTGGGAGCGTGGCTGAGATGATACTCGGCCTCTGCGTTAAATGCGGAACCGCTCTCACTGCCCGTGACCAAATCCAGGTCGAAGTGGTGGGTTGGCAGCCCGTCAATCAGACCACCGTAATCAAGGAAGCGAAACGAACAGGGAAGCTGCGCTGCAAAGAGTGCGCTGCCCTGAGATTGGAGTACTTAATATGAGCCGATCTAGTCGGCTTGCTGAGAAGTTGGAGCAGTTGCGAACCCTGAACGTGATCCAGGGTTTCGTGCGTGACTCCGAACCCGACAGTGACCGTATCCGGTGGATCATCCAGATCGACCGGTTTAACCAGGAAATGTTCACCACCGACCAGGCTGAGGCATTCACTGGGGGAGCGCTCTTCGCTCTCCGGGTCTCAGCCAACTGAGCGAGAGGTTCTCACTCATCTCATCCCGCCCCGACCTGGGGCGACTACACGCCCCGGGCGGTAGGTATGAAGACCCCTCTCAAGCGGAAGCTCGCATTAGGCGTCCTGACCGCATCCGTATTCCTTGCGGCTACAGCCGCACCAGCCCTCGCTGACCCCTCGGAGGATCAGTTCAAGACCGTCTTCAAAGCAGCCGGTGAACGGGTCATCGTTATGGATTCGCCCAACAACCTTGGATGGGTCTGTGACCAGGCCACCGAATCACGCTATCTCGCCATAGGCGCTCGTGAAGCAGACAGCGCTCCCGGTCAGGCCATCTACGACGAAGGCAAAGCGTGGATGGTTATTGACAACGGCGGGGAGACCGAGTACGGGCCGGTTACCGACACTGGCAACCGCACCCTCACGCAGAATTGGTCATCGAGCCATGACGTTGGGATCACCGTCAGCCACAACACCAACCCAGGGCTATTCGACGGTGGACACGCTCAAGTGAAATTGCAAGTGTCATCGGCAGGCAACTTCCGAGTGCGCCTCGCTTACTCATGCGCCAACGTGTTTGACCCCAACTGGTGGACGCCGATCCCTTACTAAGATGGGCCGCTACCTCCCGTACCCCGGTTTGGTCACACCCACACAGTGGGGGAGCCGTCACGGTTCCCTCACTGGTACGGGGATCACCTTGGAGCAGTTCACACAGGCTCCATGGGACACCTCGGACGGCTGGGTCTTTCACTGGCCGGGAGGTAGCTCCGACACTGACACCGTCGACCCCAAGTTGTGGATACGCAACATCGAGAGCTATCACATCAGCACACTCGGATGGGACTCTTTCGCTTATAACTACGCCATTGACCGCAATGGCACCGTGTACGGGTGCGTGGGGGAGACACGAGGCAACGCCACCAAGAACAAGACCTCGACCACTCGTGCCGTTCTCTTCCTGTACGCCGACGTCCCGACCACAGCCATGAAGAACGCTGCCATGGCACTGTGGAGCTTGGCACCAGGCCAAGTACGAGGGCACCGTGACTGGCGTGACTTCGATGACGACTACGACGACCTGCGGGGCGACTGCCCTGGCAACCCTATCTATGACTGGCTAAGGGCAGTCGATTGGAGCGACGACGACATGGCTCAATTCACAGACGAACAAGTGGCGATGATCCTCAACGTGGTCAACCGCCTCAGTAAGAAGATACCCACAGGCACAGGTACGGAGGCTGAGAAGGTCGTGTTCCTCGACCAGGCGCTCCAGACCTACGCCGTCGACCTGGGCAAGGGCATCCATGCTCTTGGACCCAACTGGGCTAACCCTGGGGGCGCTGGGGGAGCCGTCCCACCGCACAAGCACAAGGGCACCAAGACGGGAGATGTTGCGCCATGATCGGCTTAGTCCTTGTCGTCGTTGTGGTCATCATCCTGGTGATTGTTCTGACGAGGCTGATATGAGCCTCGGTGACCGTGTGAACGCTGCCACTGACCAGCTAGAACAGCTTGCTTCTCAGGCTGGCCTGATCGCCGGTCCCGAAGGCACCATGTCTACAGGGGCGTTCATGGTCTACGAGTTGATCGACTCCGAAGGCGACTACAACCTCGGCTACCTGCACAGCCAGAACCTGCCGAGGTGGCGCTTCGTGGGGATGCTCCAGTGGGCACTGGATCGCATGACAGCGATGTCGCCTGGCGAAACCGAGATTGAGTTCGACGAGGACGAGGACTAAAGCGGACCGTACTTCTCTCGGTACTCGGCTAGCTCCATCCTCGCTTCAGTCAACTGGTTGACCAGGAACGCCAGAGCGTTGTCAGCCATCATCTTGCCCAGGGCGTCGTCCATGTTGCCCGGGAGTCTCCCGTTGATGTCGGGCCTCCGGGTCCGAGGTGCGATCCCATGCTTGGCAAGCACCTGGTACAGCCGTTGTTTGCTGATCCCCAATTGGTCGACGAGTGCATCGACGGTGCCCTCGTGGGCCTCGTAAGCCTCGATTATTTCCTGCTCTCTAGTCACTTCATCTCTCCGTTGTCTCCAGGTTGTTCCCCCTGGCGACCACGAGACCAGAGTCCCGCCCCTAGGGCCGTTAGCCCCATTCTGAACTGTCTACTTAAGTTTGTCAACTCCCGGGTCGAAGCCGTCACCAAGCTCGGTCGCCCGACCGAAATCCAATACCCTTGACCAATGTCACAGTGGTCGGGTAGAGTGTCCACATGACCAGGAAGGTTGACGAATCCATGATCGACGAAGTTCTTGTTCTGCATGCCCAAGGCATGACCCCCGGGGAGATTCACCAAGCTCTCGACGGGCATATATCACGTCCTCTCGTTTACTACTACCTAAAGCGGGCGGGCTTGCGACCCAACCGGACTTGGACGCCTGAGCTAACGGTGTCCCAGGCCACCCGTATCCGCACAGCCTACGACGCAGGCGAGTCAATGGCGTCGATATCCCGCCGCATGCACGTCACCTACGACCAGGTGCGGGAGGCGGTAGGCCGGTGAGGCGCTGGTGGTGGCTGGCGAAAGCTTTCCTGACCTGCGCCCTGTCCGGCCACCAGATGGTCCGTTGGCTCAACATCGAAGACTACGGGCGGGTCATGAACCTTGCCTGGTGTCGGTGTGGCAAGAGGGTTGAGGTGCAGCCATGACCCGGCTGATGCGCCAGTCGCTGCTGAACACAGCCGACATATGCCAGACCCGACTGGAGTTCACGCTCGACCCTGATCGCCCGAACCGTGGGGGAGTGAGCCGTGCCCTCGGCACCGGCTACCACGCTGGACTCGACCACCTCTACACCTGTCGTTTAAACGGTCTGGCGTACATCAAGGAAGATGTCCTTGCTGCTGGAGCAGCGAGCTTCGTCGAGACCCTCCGCTGGACTGACCAGTTCAACTGGAAAGTCAACGACCGTATCTGGACCTACGGGGAGGTTCAGGAGCTAATCGAAAGCATGCTCTTGGCGTACCTCGACCAAGGGTGCCAGTGGCCCGACGAGTACCGGGTCGTTGCTGTGGAACAACCCTTCACGCTCGACTGGATCGAAGGGTGGAAGCGTCACGGCACCATCGACCTGCTGCTCCAGAACCTAAACACCGGCTGGTACTACCTCGTGGACCACAAGACCAGCACCAAGCGCTGGTCAGCGAAGAAATCCACGGCTGCTGCCTCCAGCCAGGCTGCCTGGTACCTCGACGTCTACCGGGAGATACTCGGCACGCATGAGGTGAGCTTCGTCTACGACGTGATGACCCACGCTGGCCGGTTCGACCGCATCCCCGCTCACCGCACTGAACCTCAGATCGCTCTCACCAAGGTCAGGGCCATCCAGGTGGCCGACCTGATCGAACGTAACGGGCCGTTCCTGCCCAACCCGTCCAGCAACCTCTGCTCAGAGACCTACTGCGACTTCTACCAAGAATGTCCTTACGGCCAGACTCTCAACGCCAGTTGACTAGTGTCCGACCAGTCCACTAGAGTGGGCAACCCAAGCTACAGGAGGTAGCACCCATGGAGTCAGACTCCACGCCCGTATCCATCGAGGCCAGAGACCTCTCGATCATGCGCCAGGTGGCGCTCAAGGCTGCCGTGGACACCAACGGTGTCTCAGCCAACGACGCTGTCATCCTCGACGCCGAGGTGTTCTACGCCTGGTTGACCAACCCGTTTTCGCTGAAGCAGGTCATCCAGGCCGTACAACAGCCCGTGCAGGCGTCCAACGGCCAGGCCCTGCCGCAGCCCACCAACCCCTCGGCTCGACCCGTTGACGCTCAGTCGACCACGGAAGAGTTGTGGGGTGACCTGATCCGGGACGCTGGCGAAGGCTTCAGGGACTGGTACAACAACATCGGCCAAGAGGGCACCTCGCTGGTCGGTGGCAACCGCCCCGACTTCAAGCACAAGCGCATCACCAAGCGCAACCCGAAGGACGGCAAAGACTGGCCCCTCAGTCTCTTCCTGAAGGGCAGCTACGGCGATGCCCCCGAGTGGGTCTTCAACGAGCTTGGCAAGATCGGTCTGCTCGCTGAGGCCAGCGGCGAACCCTTCTAGGCAGTGGGAGCTAAGACTCTCCATGTCGTCGCAGGGGAACTTGAAGAATGGGCCTCACAGGACCACCCGAGAGTTCCCCTCGGCTACGACTGCTTCGACAGTCGCACCAATGGTGGCATCGCCAACGGCGAGGTTGCCATGGTGATGGCACGCACCGAAGTGGGTAAGACCTGGTTCGCCGTCAACGTCATGGTGAACAACCCGTCCACCCCGTGTGTGTTCTTCTCCATCGAGATGGCTGGTCGCTATGTGCTTGAGCGCCTAGCTGCCGTTTATACGAACACCCCAGCTTCCGAAGTACAGAAGGAAGTAATGGAGACCGGAGGTTCCGAAGCTATCCGTAAGACGGTGCGGGAAATGCCCCACCTTTGGATAGATGACTCGCAAGCTAAGACCATCCCCGAGATGATGGAAGAGGTCGAAGCTCTCGATCCCCGACCCAAGCTGGTCGTGATCGACTACCTGGAATTGATAAAGAGCTTCGGTATGGGTCGCATGGAGATAGTCGACCAGCTTGCCTGGAACGTCAAAGAGTTTGCTCGCATGACTGACACCGCTGTCCTCGTGGTGCATCAGGTGAAGCGTGGTGAGTTTGATAAAGGCTCCATGAACCAAGGTCACCGTCCGCTCACGAAGACGGACGCTCGCTTCGGTGGGGAGATGGCAGTCGACTATCAGATCGGTCTCTATCGCCCCGCTATGAGTCCAAACATCACCGAGGAAACACGCTACATGATGCGTAACCAGATGAAGTTCCAAATCTTGAAGAACCGTAACGGTCCACCCGGACCCTTTGAGGGCACCCAGTTGTACTTGGACCCTGACACTTGGCGTATGAGTGACATACGTCGCAATACAGGAGGCATGTGGTGAGCGACTACCCCTACGCCCTCGATTGGGTGGCTGTGGAATGTGAGTCCTGCGACTGGGACTTTGAAGCTGAGTTTGAAGGGGAGCTAGCCATCGTCGCTCTCATCCCCGACGAGACCGGCGAGTTCGACATGCTCTACCGCCCTGGTGTGAAGAACATCGACGAGGGGCCACTGTTCGACGACTTCGCCAGCGCCCAGGAGTGGGCCGAGTACAGGGTTATGGAGGGCACGCTGTGAGACACGCAGCAATGGACCCGTTGGTTCAGGAGTTGCGAGCCGAGTTCGTCCGCTTGCTCACCGAAGACAGCGAGACCACTGATCAACGGCGTCGAGACTACAACCAAGCCATCTTTGACGCCGAGCAAGGGTGGGCCGTCTTCACAGGCACTGACCTATCCATGGTGATGGAGAAGTTCGATAAGGCGGTGAAGAGCCTATGAAGTTCGACCCGACTCTCATCAAGACCATCAAGGACAACGTGACCATGGATGACGTGGTCGCAGCGGTCGGCCTCGCCGCTCAGGTGCCTCGCAACCGGAAGCTCCGCAGCCCTTGGTCTGCCGACACTGACCCGTCACTCCACCTCTACCGGCATGATTGGTTCGACTACTCGACCGGTAAGGGTGGCGACCAGATCAGGTTCGTCATGGAGTATTTAAACGTTCGCTTCCCCGAAGCTGTCCAGTTCCTCGCCAGTGGCATCGGGTTAGCTCCAGTAAAGCGGGAGCCTGACAAGCCGCCTCCACCGCCCGACCTTACCCAGTACTGGCGGGACATCCCCGAGCCTGAAGACATTGACCGTCGTCTTCTTGAGACTTGGGCACCGGAGAAGTGGGGCCTCACAGCAGACGAGGTGCTTGAGTTCCCCACCAACAAGCTTGGCCCCCTTTACCTGTACACGGCCCACTTTGACCCCACGTTGCTCGTTGTGCGTGGCATCAAGCGGCGACACCTTAACACTGGCAACAAGAGCGCCGTCACAGGTTCCAAGTTCACCTACGGCCTTTACTGGCCCATGGGTGTGTGTGGCAACAACAAGTTACTCCTGGTTGAGGGGGAGTCGGATGCTTGGGTGGCATGGAAGCATTTCGGTGACCGCTACGACGTAGCTGCTCTCCCCTCCGGTGCCAACGTCATTCACGAAGACTGGTTCAAAGACTTCAAGTACCGGGATGTTGTCATCTTTTTCGACGACGACGAGGCCGGTCGTAACGCAGCGGTCAAAGTGTGGAAGATCGTAACCCCTGGTGCTTTCGCTGTCGCCAAAGTCCCACCCACCGGACGGTTTGCAGAATCAGTAATGGAAGGATGGAGACTATGACCGAACGTGGACGAGGTAGGCCCCGAGGCTCCATAGACGAGATGGAGCCAATCCCATTCCACCGGGAAGACCTAATCAGGGAAGTGCGACGTCTAACCAAAGGGGAAGACGGCAACCCGAACGCTCCCTGCCTTGGGCAGGAGGATGTGTTCTTCCCGAAGACGGGTGGTGTGTCCCGAAGGCTCACGCAGACAGCTAAAGAGGTCTGCCAGGAGTGCCCCGCCATCATCCCCTGCGGGGAGTGGGCGATCATCAACCGGGTCACCACGGGCGTGTGGGGTGGCATGTCGGCCACGGATCGGGAGCAGTATCTGTGGCTCGACCACTACAAGGCTCAACGTCGGAGCGCTTGACTTGGTGACACCGAGTCTACTAGAGTGGTCAACATGAACAAGAGCAAGGCACTCGGTTCTTGGTTTGAGCGGCGAGTGGTAGGGAAGCTCCTGCCGCTCTGGCCCACCACCCATCGGCGTAAGGACAACGAGCCAAGCTGGGACATAGCGGGTTGTCCGTTCCCGGTCGAGGCCAAGTACCGGGAGACTTTCCCAGCTATCCGACTCCAGTTGATGTTCGCCCTCCACGGTCAACGGTGGGCTTTTGTTTATGGCAAGCGACCAGCAGGACGCCCTCTTCATGTTGCTTGGTGCTTCCCCGAACCTTTCGCATTGGAACTACTCAAGTCTTGGCAGAAAGACCAGGACACCCTCGACTATGAATGCCCCAAGCACCCTGGAGAATTGTTGTGGTGAAAGGATCACGATGAGCGAAATTGACCGTCTTGACGCACTGGTAGCGAACTCCCGGCAAGAAGCGTTGAATTGGCCTGGGATGCAGGTGGGCCAGACCCATGCTCTGCTTGCCATCGAAGCTCGATTGGCGCAACTGGTCGAGATTCTGTTGGCGGGGTTCAAGGTCAGCGGATGAGATACGCACTCAACCTACTCATTGACACACCTGAAGGTTTCACCTCCAAAGGCTGGCTGCTCCCCCCATTCCCCCCGGACTCCAGGGAAATGCAAGCGTCACTTGAAGAGCGCACCAACTTCCTGTTGCAGTGGGCGGCAGCCGACACCACAACCAGGTTCCAGCATCTCACCTGGTTCATCTCCAAGTTCGACAGCAACTACGGCCCCGATCCCTATTGGATGCGAGAAGCGTGGGAAACGTACCGAGTACCTCGATGAGTTTCCTCTCTGAGTACAAGGAAGTACTGGAGCAGCAGCGGGAGACAATCTTTGAGCTACAGGCCACAATCGAAGAGCTACTACGGCAAGTACGAAACCTACTCACGGACCTGGAGGCGAAATCGTGGTGAGGCGACCACCTTCGGATACGAAACCCCTGAAACCAGCGGTCAAAGTGGACGGTTTAAACGTCAGCGTTACCATGCCCCCCGTCGAAGGGGAAGCGACCGAGGATGACGACCTTCGTACCGTTGGCCTCATGCTCCTGGAGCGAGGCTACGACCCCGCAGAGTGGCAGGTCGTGTCTCTCACGGTCAACCAGTGGCAGGCTCCCAACGGTGATGAGGCTCCCACCATGCTTCATCAGACCAAAGCTCACCTCGTGCCTGTGGTTCCCCCCGAGGACACAGCCTGGGGCCGCTTTGAGACACTGATCGGCGGGATGCCAGCACGCCAAAGAACTGGCACCAGGAGCGCCCCCAACAAAGCCTGGGACCGTACTGGCGGCATCACTGTCCTTATCGGTGACGACCAGGCTCCGTTCGTCAACTGGCGACTCCACGAGGCGCTGCTCGCCTGGCTGAAAGACACCCAGCCCGACCGGATCATTTACATGGGCGACGGGTGTGACTTCGACTCGGTCTCCAAGTACACACCGAAGCATCCCGAGTGGATGGCGACCCTCCAGCAGGGTGTCGACGTCATGTACCGGGTGCTGGTGGAGCGCCTGGAGGCTGCGGGGTACCCACCCATGACTTATCTCCCGGGGAACCACGACCACCGCTTACAGGAGTACCTGCTTCGTATTGCTCCCGAGCTATTCAACCTGAGGCAAGGCGGCTTGCCTTTGAACGCTCCCCGTTTGCTGTCCATCTCGAACCTGCTCAGGTTCGACGGCCTGGGGATCGAGTATGCGAACAGCCCTCTCGGTGACTACCCGTACCCCGAGGTGGACATCGCCCCCGGCTTCTACGCCACCCACGGTGACAAGGTTAGGACCGGCGCTGGAGCTTCAGTCCGGGCGGAGATAGAACGGGTCAACGCTTCGGTCGCCATGGGTCACACCCATCGTCTGGCTCTCACTCATCTGAGTCGGTGGGTGCCACGGCCCAAAGATCGCCCCGAGTTGATCGTCTATACGGGTGTCGAGACCGGTGTCCTCTCTGATCCTTACGGCCTGGGTTATGCGAAGAACCCCGACTGGCAACCCGGCTTCGCTTACGTCACCCACAGGGGTGACGACTTCCAAGTCAACCTGGTTCGTTGGAACCCTACAACGGAGAAGCTGGTCGGATGAACCGTTGTGATAACTGCGGTCGTTTCGCCACTGATGCCAGCCTTGTAATGGTGGAAAGTAACTGGCTGGACATTGAGGGGATGCTGAACCAGGAGTGGAGCTTTCTCCACTTGAACCCCGAGGATTGCAAGCGATGAGAATTGCTATTGATCTGGATGGTGTCCTCGGTGACTGGAACAACTCTTGGATTCGTGCTTACAAGGCACGCTACGGGGAGCGCATCAACTATTCGGACATCACCGACTGGGATTTCCTTCACCTCACCAGGTTCCGCAACTGGAAAGAGTTCTGGTACTTCTATCGGAAAGAGACCAGCTACCTCGCTGTCACCCCCGACACTCACGGTCTCCAAGTGATGGATGTTCTCAAACAGATAGGGCATGACCTTGCCATTGTCACCAGCCGCCCCGAGTGGGCGATGGAAGACACCCTCAGTTGGATCGCTTACCACCGTGTGCCCGTGACCGAGGTTATGTTGCGTGAAGATAAGCACAACGTTGATGCGGACCTGTTCTTGGATGATGGCCCGCATTTTCTGGAAGCTATCAAGGCGGCAGGCAAGCACGGCGTCAGGTTCGTTCGCCCCTGGAACCGCCCTATCGAGGGCGTGCCTGATGTGCGTGACTGGGGTGAGTTTCTTGAGTTGGTCGTCGGAATGGAGCCATGAAATGATTGTTGGACTGAGCGGTAAGAAAGAGACAGGTAAGGATACGGTCGCCCAATACCTGGTCGACGAGTACGGGTTCCAGCGTCGTGCCTTCGCTGACAAGCTGAAGGAAGCGGCACTCAAGGTTGACCCCCTCGTGGACGTCGGCACCCTCGGCCTCATCCATTTGAGTGAGGCCCACGGTGTTCTCGACTGGGATCGGTTGAAGGGCCACCACTCGGTACGGAAGTTCCTCCAAGATGTCGGCCTGGTGGCACGCCAATACTTCGGGGAAGACGTGTGGGTGAAGCCTGTGATGGAGGGACTGGAGGATGACGTGGACTATGTCATCTCCGACGTCCGCTTCCCCAACGAGTACGAGGCTATCCGTGAGCGGGGCGGGGAGATGTGGCGGGTGGAGCGCATCACCCCGTCGAGTGTGATAGCTGACATACATCCTTCGGAGATAGCCCTCGACGAGTACGAGTTCGACTTCGTGCTAAAGAACCAGGGCCTGTTCGACGACCTGTATGGCCGCATCGACGATCGGATGCTAGCGCTGAGGCCACCGCAGAAGGAAGCAAGGAAGACGGGCGAGATGATGCGGTCGGTTTGGCCTGCCAGGGCGGGCGAGGCCAACAAGGCTCTCGACGAAGACGATGCGTGAGGTCTCGCTCAATGAAGACTGGGTCGCCCACCTCCCGGCGAGCGCTGTGGTTCCTACTGCAGCGCACGACCACCTCCGAGGGTGCATCGACGACCTGCCTGAACCTGAGCGGTCTGTCGTGGAGTTGACCTTGTGGGCGCAGATGTCGAAGACGGACATTGCCACGGAGCTTGGGATCGCCAGGTCTCACGTCTACGCCACTTGGGAGCGAGCTTTAAACATGCTTAGGGAGGCATTGTGAGGGGTCACCTGATAGTAAGCGAAGAAGTTCGGGCATCAACCGAGCGCCTACTGAGCCGCCTCATCCCCCCTCTTCCCGCCCTCACTTATGAGCAGCGGTTGGATCGGTGGCATCGGGCACTGGAGCGTGGGCTGCCCCACTTTGTTAGCTATGAAATGGAGGGGTCCGCCCTCGCTGACATGTGCGAGGGGGCTGAGTATCCGATCATGCCTCACCCGTGGGATCGACAGATCGACGCTTCGATGCTGCCCGTGGTGGTCGATGCGATGATGATAGGTTTACTGTGACCTGTGGCGAGGTCACCGAGTTCGGCTCATGCATCCAGAAGGTCGGAGGCACCTGCCCTTTCCATCGTGCCTACCAGGAGGACGGCTTCAGGGTGGACCGGTACTACCACGAGAAGATCGTCAGGGGGCTGCTCATCCCGACCGGCGTGTACTTGTCGTCGGTCGAGTTGGACACCATGTTCGATGGGCGCAGGCGCTTCGACGGCAGGCGGGTCGACCAGTACGTCAGCAGCTAGGGAACTGTCAGCTAGTCTGCATCCCGTGCGTAGAGGCCCATCCCCACTGATCCCATGACGAACCACTTAGACGACTTGACTGGTCGGGACGGGTCTGCTACGGTCACCTTAACTAGTCACCTGGGAGGTGTCAGAGATGACCGTGAAGATGGAGTTGACCAAGACCCTCGCTTGCGAGGCGTGCCGGGAACTCCACCCTGGACCAGCGATGAGCGTCCACATCGAGCCGAGCTTCTCGCTCAACGCAGCCGCCGTGGTGCGGCTGAAGGGGCAGAAGAACCTGCACGCTCTGTTCTGGCTGTGCCCTGAGTGCGTGAGGATTCTGGTCCCGTGACATACCCAGAGCGTGAAGTCACGAAGAGCATGGCTTGTGAAATCTGCAAGTGGACGTACCCCCTCGATGAGATGGATGTCCTCAGCGGAGTCCTGCTGAACCAATACTTCCTGGCTACCTGGGTGTGCCGGGGGTGCAGAGCGGGCATGCAATGAGGCTCTACCCCGAAGCGTTTAAACTGGGAGCAGCGGACCCAACCTGGTTGCACACCACACAGTCTGCCACCACCTACCGCAGGCTCCTGTCCCGAGTGCAGGAGCGCTACCCGCACGTCGACCTGGAAAACTTCACTGAGAAGCACCTCGTCGACTGGTTGCTGGAGCAGACCTGCGGCGACACCACCCGCACCAACTACCGCTCCCACCTGAAAGGGTTCTTCACCTGGGCGCACACCCGTGACCTCATCCCCAGCAATCCTGCCGCTAGGCTCACTGCACTCGTGCCGGTAAAGCCGGTGCCTGTGGCTGTGCATCGTTGGATGGAGCGCTCCGAGATAGAGGACGTCCTGGGGGCGGTACCTGACACCCTGATGGGGGTCCGTGACATGGCGATCCTACGCCTCGGTTTCGGTTGTGGTCTCCGCCGCACGGAGATAGCCAGCCTCAACTGGGGCGACGTGGACCTGGAACGCAGGGAGATACGAGTCGTGGGTAAGAACAGGAAGGCTGCTGTCGTCGCTGTGAGCGATTCTCTGGCTTCTACCCTCTCCCACCTAAGGGTCGAGGCAAAGAATGGCTTAGACGGCGTTCTGGGGGCCTCTCCGGTGATAGTACGGTTCCGTAGACTGGTCAACTTCGCTACCGGGGAAGTTAGCCAGACCCCTGAGTGGGGTCAACGGCTCTCCGGGAGTGGTGTATACAACGTGGTGCGCCGCTACGGGAAGTTCAGTCCGCACGACATGCGACGGTCGTTCGCCGGTCAGGTACACAAGCTCGCTGGGATCGAAGCGACCTCTGCCGCTCTGCGGCACAGCAACCTGGGCACCACCCAGGTCTACTTGGAGAAGCGGGCCGACGCTGCCGCCCGAGCGGTGAGGAAGGCAGGTTGGGACATATGAAGACCAAGATGACCCCACCCCTACAGGAAGTCAATGGCTTCGTTTGGTGCGACTACGAAGGTGCGGTTCACGTCACCGACAATGACCCGTATAACTACGGGCCAGTGTTGTGGACTCGGACAGACCGGAAACCTGACAGAACGTTCTATCACAAGGGCGAGGGCGACAAGTGGTACTACGTCTGCCCTGGTGACCACCGCACGTTGTACATCATCGTGACGATGGACGAGAGCGATCCCTTATGACCGGTGGACGATGTTTGGAACAGAACTGATGTTCCCAAGTCACATACCACCCAATCGACGTGCGTCCGTTCACCGAGAGGGTGATGTTGTCACACCCCTCGTGGTCACAAGTAAGAAGAAAGATTTCCTCGTCCATCTAAAGGACTGGCTCGCAACCCTGTTGTTCCTCGGCTGCCTTGCCGCAGGTGCAGTAGTGGCTGACCGACTCGGCTGGGTCGACATCATCCCCGAGCCGGGGGAACCATTTATCGAAGGCGTTCCCGACTGGATGGGCGGGGGGAGTGGCGGGGGGCATTGTACGATGGGGTGGCAAGAGCGGCATTGCCGTTAGACATCCCAGCGAGGGTTGTAGTCGGGGGCACCAGGCCTAGCGAACACTGAAGGCTCGCCCGTCGTCCAGAACATCTCCAGCTTAGAGTTGGATGGTGCGCCACCCACCCAGCGGAACCGTGGCACCACCCGCTTCAGCAGGTGCTTACACGCCTGGCAGGAGTTGCGGTTAGCTGGTGTTTCCTCCGAGCAGAACGGACAGGTCACGAGGTCGCCTCTCCCCACATGATGATCTGGATGCTGCCCGCTGTCCACGAGCCACCAGGGCTGGCCTCCCTCGACCCCCGTAAGATCACTGGCGTGGTGCCGGTGCAGCCACCGAGAATCCCGGTGACACTCATGGCGGTTTCGTTTGCTTCCCGCACTCGTGCTGCTGAGTTGTCGGTGCCGTCAATGCGAAGCCAAATACGAGCGTCCACGTCCGCTGAAGGGTTCATGTTGCAACGAGCGATCACATACAGGGCGTAGTCGCCCCATGCAGCAGGAGGCGTGTAGGTCGCAGAGGTCAACTGGTTTCCACCGGTACCCGAAGTCCAAGCAGTGTTGACCGTGTTGTCACCCGCCGCAGCGATAGCCGACTGGATATCTATGTTGCTAGGGTCGACACCGGTAGCCAGATGCCTGAGGCGGTGAGCTTCCGCTGTCGTCTTGATGTCGTCGACGGTGTCAGCGGTCAAAGCCAACGCATAGCGGGTACCCGAAAGCCAGTTCCTAGCTGTGGTTCCCTCCTGCGCCCTCGTCACAGTGCAAGTGGTCGAAGAGGCAGTGTGTGCTGTCACTATCACCACTTCCCGGCCCAACCCCTGGGTGTTCTCCGGGTCGATCACCAGTGTGACGAAGTCCGGGTCAGCTACCGCAGGCAAAGACACGAAGTCACCAGCCTGGAACGAGGTGCCCGCCGTCCCAGGGTTGTTGGTGAGAGTGCCCTCGTTGAAGTTGACGAACAAGCGGTTGGTAGCAGCCATCTAGTTCTTCTTATCCCGCTTCAGGTAAGCAGCGATAGCAGCGATGATGAGAGGCACGAGAGTGACCGTCAGACTCTCGTACGGTTCGGGGAGGGTGTAAGCGTCCAGTTGCTGCAACACCACAATGACAGCGCTAAGCACAGCGTCGGTCAGGAAGAAGGCCCACCATTTGTTAGTGGGATTGTGTGTCGGCTGTGTGGTCAGTCGGTCACTGGGAGGCGTGGACATGGTCTCTCTTTCAGGAAGGGACATGGAAACTGAAAGTCTGGTTGGGCCAAGTGTTATTGGAGAACGAGTAGCGGGAACCCGACTGGATGAACGGTGTGGTCACCTGCGACCTCGTAATCGGTGAACCGTCCACGGTCACACCGCTGAACCTTCCACGACCAGGTTGCGTCTGCCCGCCCAGGCTTTCGTTGATGATGACACCTGTTTCCAAGTCCATGCCTATCACCTCAAAGGAGGGACGAACAGTGGCTGACTCGGTTCGACCAGCAGCGACGTGGTGAGCGACGGTGATGTTGGCGGCGTGCCCACCTTGGATGGTGACATGGTCCTGCGACTGGGTGTTCACACCCTGCACGTTCAGGAGGATGCGCCCATCAGTTACAAGGTTGACGTACTTAGCTGGTTCGCTCGACTGGTTGTAAGCGCCCACCCTTATGGCATTCTGCCCAGCGTCCACGATGATGTTGTCAACGACGAAGTGAGCGTCGCCTCCACCGGAACCCGTGTGGTTGTACCACCAGAAGTGGCCGTTCTCCTGGGTGGAATGATGGCAGGTGATGCGTTCAACGATCCAGGTGTCTTCAAAGCCGTTGGTTACAGCGGACCAGTGGACGCAGGAGCCGTTGGGTATACCCTGTAGCTGTGAGCCAGCCACCCACGAATCACGCATGACGTTGCCGACACCGTGACCGATGAGCAGAGCGGTGGTCTCCGGTGGAGCTTCTACACCGTTCCCTGGTCGCTGTCCAAGCACCCCAACTCGGTCGTAGACCACGTCATCTGATTCAGAGCTAGGGTCTGGATCAGTTCCTCGGCCAGCTTCTCGTACGTCCCACCAGAAGGCAGCCCCTTCGGGATCAACAGCCACAGAGTCCCGGAAGGTGATTCCGTGGGCAGCGTGGGCGACGTAAGCGTGATTCTTGCCCCGCAGCACGAGTGAGTGATCGACGACTGTTCCTCTGACATTGTTACCTACCCTGTGGAAGTGGATGGGATAGAAACTCAACCCACCGTTAGCTGTGGCATTGCCCGAGTCGATCACGGCTACATTGGAGAACAGTGAAGGACACGGGCAGCCGGGAATGAGGGGGGCCACGTCGCCCACCTGGTCCTCGCCTTCGACCATCCACATGATGCGGCTGGCGAGGTTGACAGTGATCCCCGCATTGGTGCGGACAAGCTCAGTGAACGCAGGGGAGTGAGCGGGAACCGGGTAGGTCAGAGTTGGCAGGTTTGCGCCGAGAGTGACGGAACTTGAGGCTCGGACTCCCTGAACGTGGGGTGCGGCTAGTACCGTCGTGCCCTGCGCCCAACCTGTGGGTAAAGGGGAGCCGTCAGCATGGGTCCACCGTGGGCCACCGTTACCCCCGTCGAAGTCGAGGACACCCATCGAATTGGAGTCGCCCATGACCTGTATCTGGTTGCCACCCATGTTGATGGTCACACCAGAGCGAGCGGACAAGCAACCGTGGACCATGATGGTGCCCGTGGAGGTGAGCGTTCCGGTCACTCGCCAATGTTCGTCCTCAGGTACCACAAACCCAGGCTGATTGCCAGTAATGGTACGATCAACAGGCCCGCAAAGGCCCTCCGGGGGGCTTGTGGTCGTCGTTGTCGGCGGGACCGTCGTGGTGGTAGGCGGCAGCGTTGTCGTCGTAGGCGGCAACGTCGTGGTTGTGGTGGCCTCCGTAGTGGTCGTCGGAGGTTCCGTGGTTGTGGTAGTGGGCGGCTCAGTGGTCGTGGTTGTTGGAGCCGTAGTGGTGGTTGTGGTCTCCACCACACCCTCCAGCACCACATTGAGGTCACCTGGTAGATCAAGGACAACCTTGTCACCTTCAGCGAAAGGGATGGTGACAGTGTCAGATTGGGCTATCGCATAGGTGGCTCCCCCACCCAACAGCAAGACAAGGACAAGGGCGAGAAGATTCTTGGTGAGTTTCATCACCTACCGCCCGAGCAGTGTCCTCAAACGGTGCAAGTGTTCCTCACCAGGATCAAGAATTGACCTATGCCCGTCACCGTGATCCACCCGGACCCTCGCCCTGTGAGAAGAGTGTCGCCCAGGTCGCCAATGTTGCCGCCCTTCTGAGCTACCTTCTTCCAACCATCACCAGGGACTATTCCCTGACGATGATAGGTAGTCTTGAAGTCAGGGGGGTCGTCGTTGTCATCCATCATCACGGTTGCTGCGGTCTTAGCGCCTTGAGCGGTACCCACACTCTTGAAGAAGACCTTGGTCAACGGGTGCTGAACCGGGGAGCAATTAGCGTCGTTGTAGTTGTAGCAATACCCGGTGTGTGCGGGACCACCATCGAAGAACGGGGTGATGCAGGTGACCTCGGAGGCGTTGGCGTTGATGGTCACGTCCTGGGACACAACCTCCAATACCTCCGAGTTGGGTGGCTTGGCTCCACCGAGAGCCACAAGGGCCACGGCCAGGGCCGCAAGGATGATGAACTTACGTCTAAGGTTTCTCATGTAAATACGCTTCCTGCTTATGGCGTGAAGAAGTTCGCTATCGACGCAACTATGATGGCTCCGATGACGGTCCACATCTGACGGGAGACAGAACTCATGCGAGCCACTATCTCCTTGTAGCGCTCCGCACTCAAGCTCTCCATGTCCGCTTGGTCTTTCTGAATGGCACGAATGTCACGGTCATACAGTTCCCGAGCCACATAACGCTGGCTTGATACTTCCAGCAGGGTCTCTACCACCACGATGCGCCGTTGGGTCTCGTGCGGACCCCACACCCTTCCCCCGTTGTCCTCGTAGTCACTCACAATGCTCCCGTCTCCAGCCCTTTGATTTCATTGCAGCAAAGCAATGGCTATAGCGGCGAGGACACCGACAACACTGAAGCTGCCGATGACACCCACCCACACTGAAGACAGCCCGCCCGAGCGACCCTGCTGAGCGGTTACATACTTGACAAGCGGAGCCATGGTCGCATCGACCTTCTCAATCGCCCCATTCAGGTCGGTGCGGGTCACATACAACCCACGTTCCGAGTTGATCTGCGCCCGCAACTCGTTCGCCTTCTCGTCCTTGTAGGTCTGAATTTCCCGGGCCAGTGACAAGGCGGCAAGGTCGGCGGTCTCTTTGATCTTCAACGCCTTCTCCCGTTCAAAAGTAACTTCGGCGTAACGGCGGTCCCGTTCCTCAGCGAACCGCAAGTTCGACTGCTGACGTTCATCAAGGAGCGCAATAAGAGAACCGATGGTCCACTCTTCCGGTGGCAGCGACGTCGACACGGTTACATCTGTCATACCTATACCGCCCCCAAACTGTTCTCAGACTGTTCCCACTTTGCGGAGGGTCACAGCCACGATCAGAGACCAGTTCTTATGGCCCAACCGGGCTTCAGGCATGCCCACAGTGGAGATGGTTTCAGTGTTCACAAGCTCGTACACCTCAGCGGAGCCAGTCCACGGGAAGTCCACATCCTGGAACAGCACTCTCTGCTGGGACAACTGCTCCAAAGTGCGTGCCCTCCGTTGCCCCACACCCGGGCCGTTCTCAGCGAGAGCGGCACCGTTGTTGCCCGACAGGTTGTCTGAGCAGGCGATAGGAACCACCACAATCGAGTCAGCCAAACCCAACTGGTGGAAACGCAACTGCATGAACTGCAATGTGGGGCTACCGGTGAACTGGAGTCTGATCCCCAACGACTCAGCTTTCTTCATCACCGGGAACGACTGCTTCGTCAAGCCCGCACCAGACATGGTCGCCAACAACTGGTAGGAGTCGCCCTGGTCGGTCGACGTGTAAATAGCTATCGACTGGCCTGCCGTCAGCGGCCTCGTAGCCAACGTCACCGTGTCAAACACTTTGTCCAACACACTGTTGCCGTCGACGATCGAGAAGTTGATCCACGGGACAGGTGTCAGGTCAGGGGAGGCGTTGCCGTCCTGCACATACAACCCAGCGCCCGTAGTGACCTGTGCAAGCTGGCCCTGCCAGGCCACCACAGCCCAAGGACGTAGACGTTTAAACCAGGTGGTGTACCCACCGGTCGTCAGGGACACGGCACCGATCACGCCTTCGTCGGAGGCAGCAGCAGGACCACCGACGAACACGATGTCGCCTATCGAGGTGATCCCCGACCGGCGAATCACGTCGAGGACAGGCAGGTTCGCTATCAGGAACGGGGTGAGGTTCCCGTCCTGCCCGGGCACGCCACGGTACAAGCGTTGGGCACCCGAGCCGCTCCCTTCAGGCTGGTAGGTGCGGACCCACACCTGGTCGCCTTCCGCTCCGATGCCGATAGGGATGAGACCACGAGGCAAATCCCAGGCGATGAACGGAATGAAAGGCTGGCCTCCTTCGTCCAACCCGAGCTTCCAGGCGTACACTGAGCCTTGGGTTCCAGCGTAGGCAGCGAAATAGAAGAAGCCACCAGCGGTGCCACCCAGTTCAATCGTCCAGTTCTCCGGCAATGACAGGTGGGTGGCTTCAGCGGTGCCACTGTCGGTGTAAGTGATGAAGTTGTTGCCTGTGGTGGACGTACCCGACTTGACCGCAGCGCAGATACGACCAGCCGCCCACTTCACCCGGGTCGCATCGTTAGCGGTCCAGTCAGCACCAGGGGAAGCGAGTAGCCCTCGGATGATCGACCGACCGGTGGCGATATACCATGACTTCCCGTCCGATGTCATGTCCTCAATGGCGGGAATCGTGCCAGTGGTGTCCGCAATAGTAGAGAGAGTTGTCCAGGTTCCACCCCCACCGTTAGGCAACCCGTCGTTGTTGTAGGCGATAGCCGAAGTGGTCGTGGCTACAAATATGTAGTCGCCCACAACCGTCGCCAACCCGTCAGGTGTGGACGCCAAATAGTTGCGCCAACCGAGAACAGGTTTCATCTCCCCGGTCACCGTGAACGGGTCCAAATCCTCCGACAGGTAGAACTTGGAACGGTCTGATCTGTCCCTGTCCATGAACTTCTGCCCTGCGCCACCGGAGAAATCACCTTGAGGTTGAATCCAGTAGCGTTCGATGTTGCGGTAGAACTCTGTGGAGCCGTCAGCGAAACGCTGCGGGTCCAAGCTCAAAGTGCCACGCCGATACTCGATGGTCTTCTCCGGGTTGTCAGCCAGTATGTAGCCGACACCGTTGATGCCAATGTCGTAGATGGGACCGACAGCCGACGAAGGGGTGTAGTTGATGACGTCCTCAAGGGACACCTGGAACAAGTTGGTGTCGAACCCTGGGGCACTCTCGACGTTGCGGGCCTCAACCTCCACCTCGTAGGTGACATCATCAAGCAACTGGAAGTTGATGAGGTGCGAGGTGCCAGCGGAAACGATGTAACCCGAGTCGTATAAGACGACACCCGAGTCAGGTCCGATCAGTTTCACACGGAACGAACCCTGAGCTAAAGCGTCACTGTCCGAGTAGTTCCAGGTCACCGTGAGCGGGGAGGTTTCCACCACGGACCCCGACACCGGGGAGGTGATGGTGACAGTCGGCTGCCCCCAGTCGACGTTGAAAGCGAGCGTGTCCTCCAACGACTCGATGGTGTCAACCAGCGAAGAGTCAGCCCAGGTGGCGACCTGCACGACCGCCTGGGGGAACGTCTGGTCGTCGTACCCACCAGCGTCCAAGAACCCGCCGTACTCCAAGGCGACCACGTCAATCTCATAGGAGGTGATCGCACCCGACAGCCAGCCGGACTCGTAGAACACAGGGTTGCCCCCGATGCTGGTGTCCTGCAACGCCACCCGGTACAGCACCTGCGGGGCACCCTGAGCTTGGGAGTAGGTCCAGTTGACAGTGACAGTGGGACCGGTAGTGGCAGTCACCGAGGTGACGTTCACTTCGGGAAGGTCGAAGAACCCCCAACCACCTAGTGTGGGTTCACCGAGAGTTTCAGTGCCTAAAGAGCCGAAGCTAGGCACTAACGAACCTTAGGCATCTTGCGGAATATCCTCAGGCGGGGCACAAACTGGGTGCGTTGCACTTCGTCTATGCGCCGGTAGAAGTCGTTCCACAAGGCAGACAGCAACCGCAGGTTCACACCCGCACGGATAGCCTGCTCCTGGTTCCACTCTTCTATACGATCCAACTCGGAGCGTGACACTTCACGACCGGCCACCCCATAAGCGACAGCGAACAGGACCGGCAGGTCGTCGGCACCCGTGGGAAGCTCGACGGTTTCACCCACCCACGCTTCGGTCCAATCCAACTGGTAGGTGACGATCAGTTCGTCGTCGTCGAGGATGTTCACCGGCAACCGCAGCGCCAACCCTGTGGTGATGATCGCAGTGGGCATGCGCCGTTCAAATCGCCAGCCTCCAATGTCGACGATGCGTCCGCTGACCGGGGTGAAATGTCGCACCTCGTACACTTGGATGGTGCCCTCAGGCATCAAGATGTACTGGTTGGCTGTGACACGGAAGAGAGCGTCACTCACAACGTAGGGCACATAGGCGTTTAAAGGCCCGGAGAAGGCACGCAGCACCCACTTGGTGACCTCCATGCGACCGTAAGGCGGGTTGACCACACCTTCAGCGTTGGTGGCGTGAGTGCCGATAGGTGTACCCAGGTAGGCACGGGACGCCGTGTAAACAGGGTCAGCGGCAGTGGATTTGGCTGTGACCAGGAGAAGCTCATCCCCGAACTCCAGCACATCCGACACGTTCACCCCCAAAGTGTCGGTCAACGTGAACGTGGTGTCCGTTGGGGAAGAGGTGAGCGCACTGACGCCCATAATCACCCGCTTGGGGCGCTCACCTAAACGAAGAAGCCTGGACAGCGCCTCGTCGACAAGTTCATCAAGGGTGATCGAAGCCATCACTTACCGCCCATAGTCTGTAGTTCACCGACGCCACCTACTCCTATATGCCCTGGTCTGCAAGGCAACACGCAACGCAAGAGGGCCAACCCTCTGTCCCGTAAACACCGGGCCACCCGTGGGACCAACGGCTGAAGGATGTGTGATCGTGGCTGTGCCACTTGCTAGTTTCCTCCCCGCAGCCACCACACCATGGGGGTGAGTGATCGACGTGGAACCCGAGGGGATTGCGATACCGACGCCCGAGGCACTAACGGTGTGACCGTGGGATACGGTGGCTGAACTCTTGCCGATCTTCTTACCGGCTGGGACAACACCCTGACCATGCGATACAGTCGTTGAGCCTGTGCCAATCTTCCTCCCCGTAGGTGTGGCCGTCTGGCCGTTGGATATGGTGCCGGAACCTTTACCGATCTTCTGTCCTGTGGCATTGACGGTATGACCATGAGTGATCGTCGAACTACCAGAAGGGATAGCTCCGACTGGGGCACCATCAGCGACGACGGTATGACCATGGGGAATCGTGGTCGAAGACCGGCCAAGCTTTCGTCCGGCAGGGACGACGGTGTGTGGGTGCGATATCGTTGCACTGCCCTGGCCGACCTTCCTTCCAGCAGGCGAGACCGTGTGGGGGTGGGAGATGGTTGCACTGCTCTTACCGATCTTCCTCCCCGTTGGGGAAACCGTCTGACCATTGCTGACAGTGCAAGAACCCCGCCCGAGCTTTCGACCGGTGGCGTTGACCGTGTGACCATGAGTGATGGTGGAGGGTCCACCGATAACCTCGGTACCGGAAGCAACGACCGTGTGAGGATGGGAGACAGTGACGCTTCCCTTACCGATCTTCTTACCGGCAGGGGTGACAGTGTGTGGGTGCGACAATGTCGCACTTCCCTTGCCTATCTTCTTGCCGGAAGCGGAGACAGTGTGCCCGTTGGAGATTGCACCGGAGCCGGTGACCGGCCCGCTAGGCTCCAGCAGCACCACACCGGAAGCAGCCCAAGCAACAGAAGCGGAAATGGTCCAGTTGGCGGTAAGGTCGGAAACCGAGTTAATCAGGTACTGGGTGTTGAGGTGGCCTGCCTCACCTCCAGCCGACACCTGGTCGGCCTGCGTGTAGTTGGCGTCCTTAGCGGAGAAGTTGCCCGTCTGAGCTTTGTACGAGGCAGCAAAGACCCCATCTCCACCACCGGGATCAGTGATGACCACCGAAGCACCGGTACTCGTGCCCGAGTTGGTGGCTGCCGTGCCGAGGGTAATGGTGCCCAGCCCGGAACGGAACCCAACGAAAGACCAGGCAGCACGAAGCTGGGTTTGACCACCGAAAGCAATGGCGCAGGTGCCCGCCGAGGGGGAAGCAACCAGGCACTCAAACAAGGTGAGCTTGTGAGTGCCGACACCAATGACACCAATCTGATTCCAGGTTTGCCCGTTGCCGACGATGGTGGGGGTGTTGGGGGTACCCGAGGTGACCCCTGATCCTACGGCAACCAGGACACGGTCGCCCGCTACAGGGGTCTGTGAACCAGTGGTATAGGAGGCAGCATTGGTCGCAGACCCCGCACCAGCGTAGGTTGCGTGGTCGGCGGTGATAGCCATTGGCTTACACCGCTAGGCGACTAGCCTGTGATCGAAAGGGTGAGAGCGGTTAGCTGATACTGACCTTGACCAGCGAACACTTCGTCAGTCAGGTTGCCGTCACCGTAGAAGGTGCCCGCTGTGACCGCCGAGAACAAGCCGACACGGGACACAGTCGACGCAGGAAGGTCCCAAGTCTCAGTGCCTGTCATCGCCATGGAACCCGAAGCAGCGGTGCCCCAGGTGACGGCCTGGCGTGCGTAAGCTGGTGACCCACCGGTCAACTCGTTACCCGAGCCTGAACCTTCCGTACCCGAGTGGAGACTCAGGTGGGTCACCAGCGTGCCCAACTCCGTGAGCATCGCATTCTTGGCTGTGTCGTTAAGCGCCATTGCTCTTAGCGGAGCGCCGACTGGGCTTCGGAGCCTCTTCGACTGTCTCTTCCTCGACCTCATCGTCGTCAGAGTCATCGTCTTCGTCGTCGGTCACAACGACGTCCACGACACCCTGCTCGACAGCCTGAAGTGCCAGGTCTTGCTCAGCTACCCGAGCGTTGTTCTCACGGGTGGCCTGCTCAGCAGCAAGCTGCTCTTCGGACGGTCCTGGCAGAGCCTCGGCTTCTACCTCGACGACGTCCGCATTGAGGACACCGTCAGCCCAGGAAGCCAACACAGCCGCAAGGTCACGAGCAGTGCGTTCAGGACCAGCGATGAACTGGCTTCTCAGAACCCGAGCAAGCTCAGATTGGAGATTCTTGTCAACCATTGTCTTTAGAAACCTTTCTACCTTCAGCCCGAATGACAAGTTTGAAGGTACCAAACGGAGTGACCCAATCTTCTTCGGAGGTGGAGACTAGAATTGTAGTCTCCACCTCTTCCGAAGGATCGGTCACGCCGTTGACGTGTTGTTCCACTTCCAGTTGAACGGACGGAGCGTGGCGTAGACGTTGACGTTGCCCGCCCCCGCCTGAACGAAACCCACACGGACGTACCGCTTCAGGATGTTCGTGGGCATCTGACGGGTCTGCCCGTCTGACGCTCCTGTGATCGCACCCATACGACCGTAGGTCACCGTGTTGGTGCCGCCAGCGTCATCCGCCCCCTGCACCAGAATGTCGAAGGCGGTCACGCCAGCGTCGATCACACCGAGTGTGACGACCGCCTGGACCTTCTCGGGGAAGGCTACTTCGACCCACGCCCCGTTGGAGGTGGTGGTCACGACGGCATTGTGCAGAACCGGTTCTAGGGCGTCCTGGACGACTGTCCCTGGACCCGGAGTAAGTGTTGCTTGAGCCATAATTCACCTCCCTTAGGGAAGAACTCCAGGAATACGGACCAGGGAGAACGGGTCGTACACTGCGATACCGGGGTACCACTCGACTCGACCCAGGTGCCCTGGAGCAGCCTCAGTCTCACCGAAGTCGTGAACGTCCAGCGACCCGCCAGCACCGGAGATACCACTCACGTTCTCTTCAGCGCCGAAAGCGATGAAGTACATGGACGAAGTGGAAGAACCAGCAGACTGGTAGGTCTCATCGTTCCCGAGGATTGCCGTGCCGGTACGGTCATCACCGATGATCCGCATGGGCACACTGTCGTACATGCTGACCTGCTTACCGAGAACCGAAGTACCCATGTCGATCAGGGAGAACTGTCCAGCAATGTTGCGGGCAGCCTGGGTGATCTGTCTGCGGTTCAGACGGTTCAGAAGCAGGGCGTCAGGTGTCGACTTTGACCGCAGCAAGTCCTTGGCCTCGTCAAGGGCTTCCAGCCCTGCGCCCAGAGCGGCGTTGAGGTCGAGACCGGTAGAAGCGGTCGGGTAGGTTTGGCCCAGGCCCTCAGCGATCAGGGCGTTCAAGCCCATGAAATCCTCTGCGAGTCCTGTGCCGTCGATGGCTGTCTTGTCGAAAGTGAGTGCCATCGCCTTGGAGAACTTGGCCCACTGACGGGCCTTAGTATCCGCTGGCGAAGCAGCCACCTTCAGGATGAAGTTGTCTACGAAGACCTCTCCACCGAGGATCGACACGCCGAAGAAACGCTTAGTGTCCGAACCCCAGGACCGGGTGTAAGTCTCATTGACTCGCCGGAACTCTGGAGTCGGAAGCGTACCCTCAACGTTGACCTCGATGGCATTCCCCTGGAACCCGATGAAAGGGAACATCTCCAGTAGTGGAGATTCCTGGATGATCGTTTCGACCACCCCACGCTTCATCACGTTCTTGGAATACTTGAGGCCCTCAAGAAGAGTCAATGCTCCCGAAGGCATGTCTTGTATTTCCTTTAGGTTGTAGGTGTACTGGGACGGTTAACGGCGTGCTTTCTTCTCTGCCTGCTGGACACCCAACAAAAGGGCGTCGTAGCCATGCACATCAGCTTGCACTGTTCCCACTGGCACCCCTTCGGGGATGACCGGTGCGAACCCGGTGTAGGTCGTGCCAGCGGTTGTCTCTCCACCGTCCACGAACTTCCGAACCGCATCTTCAAGAACCTCGCCACTCATGCCTTGGCTCTCAAAGTGTCGACGGATGAGGGAAGTCTGATCCGACCACTTCGCTTCATGAAGCTCTCTGGCCTTCTCTTCCAACTCACTCGCCTCAACACCTACAAGCGCCTGAGGGTCTGCAAGCGTGTAGCCGTTATCCCTTATGACCTTATCGGCCCGCAGGAGGGCTACCTCACTGTCCCGCTCACGAAGCGTCTTGAGGGTGTCCTCATACCGCTTGCGAAGTTCACCGCCAGTGACCTTGTCGAGGTCTTCCTCAAACTGCACTTCAGCCATGTCTTCGCTCCTACGCCCAGTTGTCCTACGCCCTTCAAGCCTGGGGAACCGAAGGGGTTCTCACATACCCCCCGCAGAGTGTCCTCAGAATGGAGTCGAACTCAACTAAAACTGTAGTTTCACGCAGCAGTGGGAACGCAGAACTACAGATAAACTGTAGTTTCAGAGCGCCCTACCACGCTGTGTGATGCGTCCACCCTCAAGGTCAGAAGCGAACCCTGTGCCCTCTTGGCCGAGAGCATTCTCCCCGCCGATCACACGGTTCAGCTTGGTAACAGCGTCACCACGGGCCAGCAATGTGGCCTCTTCCCACAAGTCCTGGGAGAACCCATCCAAACCAGCACGCTGCGCAGCACCCTGCAACAGTCCTCTGGTAGATGAGAACTGCGCCCACGAACGAGCAGCCTGGGCACGGCTGATGCCCGACTGCACCAGCGCCTGGATGCGCTGCTTAGTGGGCAACTCCAGCCCTGCCTCCCGAGCGGCACTACCGAGGATGGCGAAGTCGAAGCTGGACATCAACTCGTCCAGGTCGAGCATGCGGCCAGCGTGCTTCTGCCCACCCTGGAAGAGGGAACCCATGATCTTCTGAGCGAAATCAGGATCGACGGTCATCAACTTGGAGATGACCTGACCGGTGACCAGGCCCTGGGTCTGCATATCTTTGAGCAGTTTCGCCACCCGCTTCAAGCCCTGCTGGGTGGCTCTACGGATGAACTTGTTGTAGGTGAACTCGCCACCAGCGACACGCTCGTTGTACTGCAACTGGAGAGCCTGACGGAACGTCGGGTTCACCATCGCCTTGTACAAGGTGTCGTCGTCGACGTCCATCCCTGCGTACACGAAGAAGGCATCCTTCGTCGCCTGGCTGGAACGCTGCAAAGTGCGGTAGCGGACCAGGCGCTCCTGCAACTCGTTGGGGTCCACCCCAAGATCGAAGAAGGACACGTAATCCATTGGGGAATCCTGCGAGGCTTTCCACATACCGAACTGCCGTAGCACATTGCGGTAGTCCTCAGTCCGGGCGAGGTACTCCGACTCCGTCCACGGGCGGGTACCGTCCGCACGAACAATCCCGGGGAACATACGCTTGTACTGGTTGGTCTGCCTGACCGCCTGGAGAATCTCCGACCCAGGTGCCCCGTCCCGTATCAACTGGCGGATGAACGAGCCAAGGCCAAGCATCTTCAGCCAAGGGTTGAACTCCATCATGTCCCGGAATGCGCCCTGCCTCGCCTCCTGGGCTGGGTTCTTGTCTTTCTTGCCACCCCCACCACCGGAACCAGAGGGCGAACCCGACCCACCCGAGCCGCCACCCGAACCACCGGAGGGCATTCCTTCCTCGTTGCCTGAGTTGACGTTGACCAAAGCCATCAGACAAAGCCCATCTGTCTGCCAAGCTCAGCGGCAGTGTTGGCATATTCCTCTCTAGCGTTAGCGGTTTGCTCCCAGCGTGGGTCTTTCCTCAGCACCGTGGAGAAGTCAGCGAGGGACTGGTTGTCCTTCAAAGCACGCTGCACCTTCCCGTTGAACAGGCCAGGGTCGGCGGTCTCCAGTAGCTGTTGGTAGGTGAGCAGGTACGGTTGCGCCCAATCCACCACAGTGGAACCCTTCGGCTTACCCGGATAGAGGGCGCTCGCCTGCTTGTCCACACCCATTTCCACCTCAGCGATAGACTGCTCATTCATGACAAGCTGCTCACCTATCTCCTGGGCTTTCTTCCATCCGATGCGAATACCGTAAGACTCATACAGGTCAACCACCTGAGCGGCAGCGGTCTCCACGTCCACCTCGTGCTGCCCAGCCTGCTTCGCTTCGTCCCTGACGATGCGTGCCCAAGGGCTGTTCTCGTTCTTCCGGGCCTCACCCTTCACCCAGGACTCGATGGCCTGCACCTCGGTTATCTCACCGGAAGCGAGGCGCTGTGCCCACTTGTACAACTGGTTGTTGCCTGCCTGCAACTCCTTGGTGGAAACGACGCCGTCCTTGTTGGTGTCGTAGGAACCCCAGTTGATTTCCTCACCCACATAGGTGAACCAAATCTGCGTGAGCTTCCCGGCAGCGTCGATGGTGCGCTGCTGTTGTTCGGCAGGGGAAAGATCATTCCAGGCCCTCTGGGTGTCCGTGTGCTGCCTCCACCAGCGGGTGTTCCGCAGGCGGTTCCCGAACTCTTCGGGCGACATATCCGGGCGGGAGATGTACTGGGCTAGCACCCGAAGCACACCTTGGTCGTTGAGAGCATCGGACCCTTTCAGACCTGTCTCATACAGGAAACGGTCGACCATGCTCTTCCACGAGGTGCCTGGCTCAACGCCACGGAAAGCTTCCGTGCTGCCACCATTCACCCACCCGGAACCTTTGGTCATCGCTTTCCAGTCCGTCACGGACATGGAGGTGGCGGAACCTGGGGCGCTCACCCCAGTGAGTTTGTAGTACACGGGAACAGAAGCTCCACCGGTACCAGCAAGCTCGTAGACGAGGTAGGTGACCCCGCCCACCGTGTATTTCTTATAGCCGGTAGCCAACACTATAGGTTCTCCACTACTAGCCGCCCCTGAACTGTCGTTGTTACCTCCCCCACCGCCACTGCCCTGGTCAGGCGAGGCGGAACCAGCGCCAGGCGGCTTCCAACCGGCTGGCTTGTAGATGGCACTCGGATCGGTCAGCAGGTCGTATGCGTCATACAGTGTCGAGTTTGTCGATGCCGATGTTTCATTGATCGACAAATGCAGGTGCGGCCCTTCGGCGTTGCCAGTCTGTCCGACATAAGCGATGAGAGTCCCTGCATTGACACGTTGCCCAGGCTGGAGACCAACACGACTGGAATCTTCAGTAATATGAGCATAGGCCCACGTATTTCCGTAATCGTCACGGATAGCAACTGCATACCCAAACCCGCCGCCCCGATAGCCAGCGTAGACAACCGTTCCGCCGACAGCGGCCACGATTGGCGTACCGTAAGCCGCACCAATATCGAGTCCCTTATGTCCTCTGGAACACCCATCACGGCAATCACCTATCTCCGAACGTGTCGGCCTCGACGCCCCGACAACCGGCATGTAAATGAGGTTGTACTGACCCGGGTCCAAGTACGACGAGGATGTCATGTCATCGTGCGGAACATCTCAGCGATGGAAGCGGCACGCTGCTGGAACGTGCTGGACTTCCACCCGATCCCTGAGGACAGGGCGTAGCGGGCAACCTCACCCGTGTCACCCTCAGACATCGCAGCCTGAATCACCTCAGGGTTCTCATCCCCCAACACCGACTGGGCCTTGGAAGCGAAGCGCCCGTAGTACTGCTCTTCCGACTCCTGGGTGGTCTTCCCCCGGTAGAGCCGCTGGTAGGCGGGCAACTGTCGAAGGGCGTTAGCCGCCCACGCTGTCGGTGACGTGGGAATGTCCTCGACGGTTAGCTCCCCACCAAGCTGCTCTGGTTTAAACGGGTTACCAAGGGTCTCCCTGAAGGTGGAGGCAAGCTGGCCGCTGAAACCTGAAGCGATAGTGTTGAGGGTGGCGTCGTCCACCGGCAGGCCCCACGACTGGGCGAGGGTGCGGGCCGCCTCGTTAGCGGTCATGGTGTCCACGGCCCGGGTCTCACCCACACCGGAGAGCCGCATCGCCATCCAGTCGGTCTGACCGGTGGCAAGGTCACCTCGTGGCGTGCCGTCCGGGTTCTCCAACCCGCCCACCAGGTCTACCACCCGTTCAAGCTCCGCACGGGACAGCGACCAGGGGTCGAGGTACATCTTCTCAGCCAGGTTGGGTGCCTGCACAGCCACCTGGGCGAGCAAATGGGAGTCACCGTACTTGTCGAGAGCCATCCGGTACTCACGAGCCAGACGTCCCACGCCCGTGTAGGGCGACTTCTTACGGGAGGCGTATGTGGCTCGTGCTATCTGCTCAGCAGCGCCAGCATTAGCGGGAGTCGTAGCGGTCTCTTCGATGTCCCTAACCGCAGCACCCAAGTAGCTGGAGTCGGTCATGCGCTCTTTGAAACCAGACCAGGCGTGACCGAAAGCAACAGGATCAATGTCCTGTGTCATCGCTGCTTTGGCGATGAGTAAGGCCGTGGAACCGTCACCAGCCACCGGCATTAGCTGCTGTATGACCGTGTTGGAAACCCCGTCAATGGTAACAGTGGGACGCCACCGGTTGTCAGCGGAGAACGTGGACGACAGGATGAACTGGTTCTCCGGGGTGTTCCCGTTCTGAAGCATCTCAGTGACCACACGGATGCGGCGATCCTCTTCTGTTTCGCCTGCCTCAGCTTCAGTGTCCATGAGCAGAGCGTCCAACTGCGTGCCCAGGTCAAGGTCGAGAGCAACGTCGTATATTTCCAGGAGGTCTTCCCTGGCGCTGGAGACCGTGCCGACGACGCCACCCGCTTCGGAGTAAATCCAGGAGGACTTCTCCAGCATATCCTGGGTGCGAATCCCCGCATCAATCTCAGCTTGGACTTGAGTGGTCGCCAAAGCGAAATCTTGAGGCTCCTCCTGCTGAATGGTGCTGAGCCGAGCGGCCTCTTCGGCGGAGAGAGCGTTATAGTCAACGACAGACTTCCGAATGATCGCCAAATCGTCCGGCGACAAAGAACCAGTAGCATTCTGAATGCCAGCACCCTCAGCGGAAATGGCGTCCAAGCGGTCAGCGTCTACGCTAGGGGTTCCCCCAGAGGGTCCGGGGCCATATAGTTCCTCGTCGGCCCATCCAAGCTGTGACTCCAAATCGACAGGGGCCTCAGGGTCGGCTCCTGGGGGTCTTGGCTTTCCTGCTTTCGCCGCACTTCTGTCACCCGCAACCAGAGAAGGAAGGTCATGGACCGGAGCACCATAAGCTGCGGCAGAAGTCAGAATCTGGTTAGGGTCATTCAACCCTTCCAACTCAGACATCTGGTCGTTGTTTACATAGGGACGAACCCAGTTGAGCAACCAGTCCCGGAGTTCCCGACCAGCGTCGGAGTATGGATCAGCCATTACTTAACCTCCCGAGAGATGTACTCGATGGCAGAACAAGAGAACAAGTCTTCATTTGACTTCCCGACTGATATCCCCGAAATCTGAGCGATAGAACTTGTTGTACAGTCTCAGGAACTGAGGGTTCTCACCCACAAGCTGGATGGCGACCGCACGCATCCGATCCTGAGCGAGAGGATCGGCGTAGTCACCTATCAAGCTGACGTTCTGTTCCTCCAATGCGCTCTTCTGCTGTTTGAGAACAAACTCAAACTTGACCAACTGGTCATCACCAGGGTCACCAGGGTTAGCCAGGCGCTCACCTTTCTCCATGTCGATGAGCGTCTGGTTCTCCACAGCCTGCGCCCGAGCTTCCCGCCAAGCGGGGTACTTGTCCTGTATCTCCGCCCGCTTCTGCTTGATGATGGCCGAGTACACGGGGTCAGCCATCAGCGAATCCCACGAGCGATCCTGGGTTATCATGAAAGGCTTCCAGGTGTCCTGGTATTCACGCCACTCCGTGTAGGCACGGTTCACCTCCGCCGAGGTGGTCATGTGGGTCTGGGAGAAGACGACCTTCCCCTGCTCGCCCAGGTCGTCGACCAGTGACTGCACGTCGTTCCAGGCAGGCACGGCACGCCGCACCAGTTCCTCGATGGCACTGGCGTCCTCTGCGTTCCTCATACTCACCGACTGGGGGATGAACAAGTTGAGGATCGGGTCTATCTCCATGCCAGTTGCGGAGGCAATGGTGTCTATCTGCGGCCCGACATAGAGGGAGCCGAGGCCGGGAACTTCCCGTGCTGCCGCCAAAAGGGGAGCGTTCACGCCACCGAACTGTCCAAGGCCGACACCGTAGGCCAGCAGGTTGAGGCGGCGCAGACGATCCAAGATGGGGAGGCGCTCCCGCCACATCTCCGAGAGGTTGTATTCCTCGTTCAGCAGGTTATAAGTCGCCATCATATCCTGGGTGATTATCAAACGGGACAGGTCCTGGTTGAAGAAGCGACTCATATGCTTCACTGTCTTCTTCGTGAACGAGAAGGGGAAGAACACGAAGTTCATGGAAAGCTCAGCAGCGGACCGACCGGTGGTGCCGTATGTGTACACATCACGCACCATCTTGTAAGCCTTCTGCCCGTCAACACCCTGACGGCGCAAGTGGGCGAAAGTGGCAGCCATCCAGTTGGCAGGGGAGAACCCGAGGATACCGATGCTGGAGAAACGCCGGGAGAGACCATCAATGGTTTCCCACTCAAAGTCGCCTCTGGCAGCGTGGGCGAATTCATCACTGACCCTAGCCCACTCTGATTCAGCCTGGCGGGCAGCGGAGTCAGCGGAAGCGCCAGCCAACTTCGCTTCCTTCGCCACTGTCCTGCGGAAGTTGGAGGGTGACAGGTTCACCGGCAGACGCAGACCCTCAGCGGTGCCCTCCAGTTGTCCGAGGATCATCGACTCCGTGTACCTGGAGGCGTCGAACACGGGAGAGAGGGAAAACCGGACGTAGTCCCTGATGGTGGCAAGCTTGTCGGGGAGGTACGCCCAGTGCAGGTAGCGGCTCCGCTCCCAAGCGTCGGCTCCCTTGCTGATGAGACCCGTGCCCTTGGGCATAGCGCCCAGGAGCTTGCGGTTGATGAGACTCGACCCCATGCGACCAGCAGCAGCACCCACACCGAACGCCAAGGCACGCTCAGCGATGCCAGCCTCAGGGTCACGTTGGCTCACCTCAGCGGAAGCGAGCAGACCACCACCCATGGTCCCACCGAACGTGAAGCTGGTACCCGCTGCTTTCTTCACATAGGAGTCAGCGATCTGATGACGGGACATGAGTCGCAACCCGTCGAGCAGTACCGGGTTGGCACGAAGGTGGGCTTCTATTGAGAACAGCCCTTGGTCTTTGAACCCCAGCTTCTTAGCGGATTGCACCGACTTGTAGATGGCTCTTACTTCGTCATCCGAGTAGCCTCGTGCTTTCAGAAGCGAACTGAAGCGCTTGTAACCGATATCAGAAGCGAGTGATTCCACGGACATTGGGGTGAGCATGGCTGACCATCTAGCCCCAGCACGTCCAACCGGTCCACGGGTCTTTCTCGCATTCTCCAGAGCTTCAGTAGTTGGGCGCTGCACTTCATCGTACAAGATTTCATGGAGGTCATCAACCACTCTCTTCAAATCACCGTTGTCCAAGGTGGCGGCGGGGCCGAAGTTACCGACGACCTGCTCGCCCCTCTTCTGCCCCTGGGTCAGGTTCGACCACAGGCTGGAGGTGAGAACTTTCGTCTTCTCTTTGCGGATATACTCGGGTGCTTGACGTCCGAACCACTGGGACAAGTTCGCTTTCTGCAGCTGACGTCGGGTCAGGTCACCTATCTCGGGCACCAGGTCCAACACGTCCTCGGGTGCGCCGAACTCAACACCGTGGACAACCCGATAGCCCGACTGGGAGAGGCGGTCGGAGAGCTTGCCTGGAACACCGGTCACCTCGGAGGCGTAGAAGTGTGACCTGCGGCGCAGTTCCTTCCATTTGGCGGTGAGACCTTTCACGGCATCGTCACCACCGTAACCCGTGGCGAGGCCCCACTTCTCCGACCATGCCGGGTCGAAATTCAACCGGTGAACCTCATCGGCCAGCACCCGCTCCAGGTCTCCGAAGGAGATACCCTGGTCGGCTGCAAGCTTCACCAGGCGCTTGATGCGGACAGCCTGCTTAGCGTTGATCTGGAACTCAGCGATCAGAGCTTCCACATAGTCACCCAGCGGTCGGCCCTCATCGGCAGCACGACCTATCAGTTCGTCAGCCCGAGCGGTGATCTGCGCCATACGCTCACCCCGGGCGATACGCTGGAAGCTCGTCAGATGATCCACCTGGAGCTTCGCATAGGCCACCTGCGACAGGACGTCCTGCTTGGTGGGAGAGTCCATACGGCCTATCGTGAAGCGGGGGATGCCACCGTCAATGTCACGTCCGAACCAGGAGAACACGCTCTTGTTCAGCATGGTCGCCAGGTCAGGGTCGTCAGCCATCTGCTGGTGCAACTCAAACATGCGGTCGGTCATCTTCTTCCCGTCCGGTGGGGCAGGGTCGAAAGCAACCCTCCGTCCCGAAGGGGAAACCGGTGACGCATACTTCACATTGTTCAGGTCGCCTCGACGTCCAGCAGCACGCAACTCGTCGACACCAGAGTAGAAGTCGGTCCACTTCCCGTAGGTGTCGGCTATCTCATAGTCGTACTGTTCCAGCACCCTCGGGTTCAGGTTGGTCATCATGTCCCGCAGGAGAGCGTTCCTCTTACCGTTGTGAGCCGCAATCAAATCCTGCAACCGGGTCAACTTCTCCGAGTTGTACATGCGGACCTTCGGAGCCTGCGACAACTTCGGCACGATCTTGTACCCTTCGATGCCGGTCACCCTATAGCGGTTGAACAAGCCTTCGGGTACGTCGTCTATGTCACCGTCGCCAAGGGCTTTGCCGGTGATGCGCTTGTATTCGTCGAGGTTGACGTCCACGAAGTAGGGGTCGCTGTTGTGCTGGCGAGCCGTGTTCAGGTCGCTCGTCCAGCGGACAATCTCCGGGTCTTCCCGCTGGCGGTACCCGTAGAGGCGCTTGTGGTTGTTGGGTGTGCGGCCAGCCCGACCGATCTGTTCCCCTTGGGTCTCCGAGAACGACTCCCTGAGGGTGTTGTAACGTGCCTCGACGGCAGCCAAACCCTTACGCTTCACCTGGTCGGGGTCCGTGTAGGCGAGGGTACGGAGCGCTGTGTCCACGTCGTCTTCGCCCAGTTTGCGTAGCTGAGCTATCGCCTGATCCCGGTGCCGATGGAACGACACGATGTCGTCGCCGTCCATCAGGTCCACCAGCTTCTTGCCATGCTCCACGTTGGCGAGGGTGCGAGCGTGCGAGTCAATCGAAGCCATCACCGTGACGTAGGCCATCTGTGACCCGAGAGCTTCGACGTCGCCCCCTGTCCTGGCGTCAGCCAGCGCCTGCACCAAGCCTCGACCTTTGCCGGTCATGCCTGAGCCGATGGAGCGCTCAAACTCTTTCACAGCCTCTTCGCCACCGGACTCCCTGAGGTGTTCACGGGTGGAGCGGTAGAAAGCTTCAGCCATCCCCTTGTTGTCGGTCACCCCTTTGGCGACCTCGGTGGCTGTGCGTGTAAACATGCCAGGCTGGAAGATGTTCGGGGGCATGAGCAACAGGTCCACCGACCAGTCCACCAGAGGGTTGGACATGGCCTCGTTGATCCAATCATCAACGGGTGTCACCCGAGCCACCGACCCGCCTTGCTCTTCGTCAACCAGGTCTTGGAGGTTGGAGGCGAACCCCATTCGCATGACCTGCTGGTTGGCTTTCTTCGCCAGAACCACGCCGCTCAACTGCCGCCAGCGTGCCATCTGAGCGGACACGGCCTGGGTGGCTGAGGCACCACGGAAAGCCTCCAGCCCCTGACCCACGATGGTGCCGGGAACCTTGCCGGTGGGGGTCATCAAGGTCGACATCAGCGACTGGGTTTGCAGGCGAGCTATGTCGGCTGCACGGTCGGCTGGGATGAGTGCCCGTTCTGCTGCGTTGGCGAACCGACCAAAGTAGCGGAGTCCCTTCGCCCCACGGAAGAGACCCGCTACAGGATTTGCTATCGTGGCTGCTTTACCAACCAACGTTAGCGCTCTGGCTGTGGCGTATACTTCCCCCACGCCGGTAGCCAAAAGACCCCAGTTGATGATGGGGAACAAGACGTCGTCTATCGGTCCAGTGAGAGCGTCGATGAGGTTCATGGGGTTCCATGGCTCATCGGCAAACTTGCTCCATTTCGCCTTCCAGCCTGAGAACTCACGCTCGATGGCGTCGAAGTCCCACCACAAGTCCAGGTCGACAGCCGCCTTGTAGAGACCCCGAGGGGAGAGCCATTTCTCCACCATGTCACCCACCTGGGCGATGCTCACGGAGCCGGGTTTCTGCCCGGAGAACTCCTGCACCATGTCGTCGTAGGCCATCTCCGAGGCCACATGGCTGTACTCGGGAAGCCACAACGGTGAAGCCTGCTGAGCGGGGGTAAGGTCGAGGTAGCCTTTCTCGACTGCCCGAGTCTTCAAGTCGATCACCGAGTCACGGGACAACTCCTGGGGGGAACGGGTGCCGGTCACGCCGTAGATGAAGCTGCCGAGGGATTCGGGTTCCGGCTGTGGTGCCTGCTCCAGTTCCTGGGCAAACTGGGTGGGCTGGGCACGGAAGAGGGGAGTCGACTCGGGGTCACGAGCAGGAAGAGCGGACTTCTGCGCTTCGTCCAGGTCGGCCTGGAGGCCGTACATGAGCGAGGAAAGGGCAGCAGGGGTTAGCTGCGTGTAGGACGCCAGGTCGAGTTTGACCTCATCGGGGATAGCTGGGAGCGACCAGGAACTCTCAATGGTGCGAATAGCCTGCAAGTTATGATCTACACTCTTTACGTTGTCAAGCATTTCGGCCCTTGCGAGTCAGATGAGTGCGAATCCGATGACAGTTGGAGCAAACAATGTCGCACTTCTCAATCTCAGCTTCGACAAGCTCTCGACGACGAGTAACCATGCCTGCAACCCTAAAGAGCTTCTCTTCACCAGGACGATGATCGAAGTCCATCACGCAAGCAGGGTATATCTGCCCACAATCAGCGCAGGGAGTCGAAGCCTTCAGGTCATCAAGCCAGGGCCGGTTCCCTATTGTGCGGAGGTACTCCGAGTCTTCTGCCCGCTTCTTCTGGTAGTACCTTCGACCAGCTTCCCGTCGATCTTTCCTAGGCTTTTTCGGGCGAGTCCCCTGATAGCACCAACCGCAGAGTGTCTTGTCGATCTGAGCGGGACGGTTGCAGCCTTCTGTCGTGCATAGCATCAACTACCACCCGTAGGTTGTAGTTGGGGCCAATGAGGGGGGCTGGCTTGAACCAGAGGACTGGGTGCCTGGTCGTCACCACGCAGACAGCCCCCCTCAGCACCGCATCAAGGTATCGAACCCTGCCCGGAGAGGTTTGGAAGCTCTCCTGCGCCCTGCGCCTGCGGCCCATGACCTGGACAATTAAAGTTTCGGGCCTGAAACTTTAATTTGGTGCCCCCTAATCCAAGTTCTCTTTAACTGCCCCGGGAGTGTAGTCGAAGGGGCTGTAGACAGCCCCTTCGCCCTCTGTCAAGTCCTCCACGTCAGTTTCTTGATGGCGTCCCACTCCAGGGAGCTACTGCCCTTCCGCTGGTTGCAGGAGAAACAGGCGGGGCGCAAGTTCTCGACAGAGTTGGACCCACCCTTCGACCTCGGTCGCACATGGTCAAGAGTCATGGTCTCGTCAGTAAGCAGGCAGCCACACATGTAGCACCTGTACCCGTAAAGCTCAATAACTCGGCTGCGGCGAACTTGCTTCTTCAGGTGGACTCTCGCCGTCATCGTCGGAGTATAAGTCGTCCTGCATCTCCTGGGGAAGACCCGGGGCCACACCAGCTACCTGCAACTCAGCATGCAACTCTTGCCAAGCTGCCACCTGATCCGGCTCCACGTCACTTGCTCGTTTAAACACAACACGCTCGCCCTGGTAGGGGGTGAAGTGGGGATGCTGATTGGACCACACCTCAGGCGGTATCCCCTCAGGGAACGCCACGCACTTCTTCGCCCCACTCGGGTCAAGGTATTCGCACAAAGTGCAGAGCGGGGGGAGAAGTTCATCCATAGGTGCCTCCGTAGTCGAAAGGTATAGGGGCGCCTCCGTAGTCGAAAGGTGTAGGGGCGGTCGGGAAATGCTCCGTCTTGTGAAGCATCTCAAACTTCTCAAGGATACCATCAGGCACCAGTGCCATGTCGAACTTCCCGTCCTCGGGGATCATCTCCACCAGATCGAGGACATCCTCCACCATGGACTTGGCCGCTGGGTGCAGCCCATCCGGGTTGACCGTGTACAAGGCGTAGGCGTCAGCGAACATCTCCACGCCGTCTTTCACGGCATAAGCTGAGATGTGGTGACGCACACCAGGTACTCCGCCCAACTCTTGGATGGCACGTTCTACACGACGACGCACGAGGGGGAGAGCGTCCGCACCAGCGGCAGCGTGGATGGTGTGGCCCATCTCGTGGATGACCGTGTGTTCCAGCCAGTCCACCCCAGCCAAACGCATCCTTCTGTGGACGTCAGGGTACAAGCGGCGGCGAATGTCGCTGAGGCGACCCTTCAGTTGCTGGTCGAGGTAGGCCACACGGTCATTGAGATAGATGGCCTTGGCGTTCGTGCGGGTGATGGGAACCGATCCATAGGTGGCCTGGTTGGGCCGAAGGTCTGCCGTTTCATAGGAGACCCCCATAATGCCGTGTTCTAGCTGCGCCAGCGTACGAGGTGGCACCGGACGACCCGAAGGATAAGAACCGCTTAGAAGGCGCTGTACGGTCTCTGCGACCAGGTTGGCCTGAGTGTCGCTAAAATTACGCCCCAACGTCACGCTAACGCCCGCTTTCTGACTGAGAGCGGCGTCCCGGGGCATCACCTCAATGTCTCCAGGGAACACGGTACCCATCGACCTGCGACCAGGTGTCGCCATCGTCCCCTCTTTGAACCCGAAAGCTATGGAAGGTTCCCCGATGTTCGCCCTGCCACGCACCCCCATACCAATGCGGTTCATCAGGTCATGCACCTTCAGAGCGTCGTTGGGATTGGTGGCGTCGATCTTCACCTTCTCGTCGGAGATAGTGATGCGAGCTATGCCATCAGTGAACACAGCCTCGCCCATCTCGATCACCGGCACAGGACCAGTCAAGTCCACGGAGGCTGTGGTAATGGTGCGAGGTGCTCGACCGGTGAGAAGGGTGCCGTTACGACGCACCTTCGGAGGCTCCGGGTAACGGACGATCACCTCGTCGGGGATCATCAGGGCGTTGCCGCTCTCGGCGGTTTCCACCAGCGGCCACACCTCGCTCTTGGTGCGCTTAGGGGCGACATGCCGGTTGCCTTTCGTGGACAGGCCAGCAGCCTCACGGGAAGGGATATAAACCTTCGTCTGGTTGGACGACTCCCCAGCCACATTCTCCCTGGTGCGGATGGTGGTAACCCGACCGGCAGTGTCCGAGTAGGAATGCTCATAGGTGGCCTCAGTGCCCGCAGGCTGATACAGGGCACCGTGGACGTAAGCAGCAGACGACTTGGTACCACGGTGCTGGGAAGCCAGCTTCCACAGGCGATCGGTTTCCACCCAGGGTGTCCCGTTCGGACCCAGGTCCACCACGAGAGCCGTGGCTGGACCCTGCTCCGGGAAACCCATCAGGTCATCGGGGTTCTCGGGCAGCATCTCCCGGTTGAGGGGGTCGAACGGGTCGTCGCCGTAATCCCAGGAGAAAGCCCGACCGTCAGCGAAAGCGGTGCGGTCACCGTCACCAGGGGTGAAGCTGGGGTCACCGTCAGAGGGAGCGTAGGTGCCATCTGAGAAGAGCAACCCTTGGGGGGTGGCGATACTCTCCTGGTCAAACTTCTTCGCCAAAGCCACAGCCTTGGAATAGGAGAGACCTGTGATGAAGAGCGACGGCTCGACTTCGCCACCGTAGATACCCTCGGTTTCCACCACAGTCCCGCCCGACCTCTTCACAGCCTTCCGCAGTTCTGCCTGGCGACGGGAGTTGTCTGCAGCAGACAAATCGCCCTTGTAGGCGGTCATGGCAACCCACGAAGTACGGGTCAGGGGGTTGCGGGCAGGCTCGTGCCAGTCGACATCGTCGAGAGCAGCGACATCCCAGGCTCCCTGGCCTGCGCCACCACGGGCCACGGACACCGGCTGCTCGATGACATCGAAAGCCCAAGGAAGACCCTGAATCTCCGAGCGAAGCTCCTGGGCAGCGGCAGGGTCCACTTCAAACACCATGAAGTTGCCCGCCCGGGTGCCCACATACTGCACCGGGTCACCCATCCAGGTGCGGGTCTCCGTGGAGAGTGGCAACCCATTGTTGTCTTGCTGGGTGGACACCCGCTTGGCGACACGGTCAACGTCTTCAACAACTTGGACACGGCGAGGAACAAACCGGCTGTAAACGGAGCCAGCCTCGACAGGGGCAGGACGAAGATGCCGAAGAGCTTCGTAGACCTCGGGGTCGTCTTTGCCGTAGACGGCCACGCCATCATCAAGAGGCTCGACGAGGATGGGCGACTTGGTTCCTACTGTCCTCATGACGGCAGGGCCGGGAGTGACGTCGAGGTTCTCCGAAGCGTTCGCTGTCCAAGCAACGAAGCTGCCCAACTGTTGTGGGTTGCCTTCGGCGTGTCCGAGGACGGTGCTGTCGACAGTCAGGGCACGCAGCAGGCGCTGAAGGTCCGCAGCATCCCGAGGCCCCGGCTCCTGGTGCCTGAGGCGACGACGAATGGCTTTGATCTGGTCCACGACCTTCTTGGAGCGTTTCTGCTGTTCCGTCCAGACCACCGCTTGCGCTTGATGGGCCTGGTCCACAGCGAAAACGTCCCGAACGGTGCGGTGGGCTGCCTCTATCACCTCATACAGGCGCTGTTCTTTGAGACCAGGGACATTGGTGTAGCGGCTAATCAGTTCCGGGGCACCGATGCGCTCCAACTCGGCACGAGTAGTCGCTATTTCCTCATCGGTGATCTGCTCGCCGGAAACCTCAAACTCGTAGGTGTCTCCCGCTTTGAGGTTGCGTGTAGCGCCAGACGAGATAGGATCACCGACAAGGTAAGACCCGAGAGAGGCACGCCACGAGTGAGCGTCAATGACCGAGGACTCTCGCAACGAAGGGTCGTTCATAAGCGCACCGAACGTGTGGGTCTTCGTGTGACGCAGGATCACCTGCCAGGGCACATCAGAGAAAAGCATCAAAGCCGCAGCGATCTGCTTGTCCCTCATCTCCATGGCCCGAACCTGGCCTCCGGTGCCCATGATGTTGGCGGGGTCAGACCAGAACTCGATGATCTGCTCATCGGTCATCGCCCGCTGGTCTTTGCGCATTGTGTCACGCAGGTCGTGAACCCACCCGCCAGCCTCTATCGCCTCACGGACCACGGCCCTGTACTCAGCCGAATAGGGGTCCAAGTCCTGCGACTTGTAACGAAGGATGAGGTGAATCGAGGCAATCAGATTGTCAGGCGACCATCTGGTTTGAGGGGAGAGAGCCGACATCAGACCAGTGACACGCTGTTGTTTAAACCCTGTCGCTCTGGAAAGAACCTCGGCGGTGCGGTTGGCTCGCTTGTACCAAGTGGAGCCAGCCTGAATGACGTTGCCCGGCATCTGGTCAGCACGCAGATAACCCTGGGCGAGGTTCGCTGCCATGTCAGACTGCAAAGCATCCGGGGCGATCCTGCTGAAACGCTTCTGAAAAGCTTTGATCGAAACCGCCCCAGTGTCCGGGTTGTACAGGCGCTCCGTAGGCAACAGGTCGATGCCAAGCAGCATGCGGGGGGTCCCAGCGAAGTCGTTGGGGTTCTTGCGCTCCAACCACACCAACCGTGTCGAGGACTGCGGGGTGGGTATCCAGTTGGGGCCAACCGTGACCTTGGCTGCTTTCTGCTCCAAAGCCACCACCTCGTCTATCCACGAAGCGGTGTCAAATTCCGACTGTCGAGCTTCCCGCAATGCCTTGCTAGCGGAGCTAAAACTCGTGGCGTTCAGATTGCCCGCAGCGTCAAGCTCGTGGAGGATGCCCTGCTGGATGGCTGCCTCATAACGGGTCATCGCCATCTTCGCTGCCACCAGCGCCTGCTCTTCCGGCGTGAACAACTGACCGTCCTCCGGGTTGACCTGCATGTACAGGTCCGGGTTGGACTCGATCAGTTTCGTGCCGATCAGGCGCAGGTGAGCTTCAGCGACAGGGTTGCGAGTGGAGGTGACCAGTTCCGACAACTCGCCAAAATCGTCGGCTTCCAGGTAGCGCTCAGCCCAGGCTTGTTCGCTGACGAACGCTTTCTGCTCCAGGATTGCAGCCACCCTCCTACGTGTAGGTGCATCATACTGGTCTACTGGAGTGTCCGGCAACTGGTCAGGTAGAGGCCCGAAGCCTTCGGGGGTAGCCATCGACTCGATGCCCCGGAGAGCCGTCTGGGTTTGTGCTGCGTTCAAGCGAGCGGTGCGAGCCTTGGCGAGGTGACCGGCCACCAGGGCACCACCCGCCAAGGGAGTGACCAAGGGCAGCAACGACAGTCCACGCTCCAGAGGGTCGAGACCGCTGTTCGGGTCGAGGCCAGCCCGCACGTCGAAGATGTCACCAACGACGGAGAAGTTGACGAAGTCGTTGAAGACGGTGTCGAGGCCGACAGTGCCAGGCTGGGTGATCGTCTGCGGGGTGAACATCTCAGCCGTCTGGCCGAGACCCGCCATGATCCCTTCGTTCTGGAAGGTGTCGAGAAGCCCGCCACCCTCCTGGACCAAACCTGGTTCCTGCTCTGGCTCTTCCTCTATCGGAAGGTCAGACGGAATGCCTGCGCCAAGCTCTTCCGGGTCCATCAGGACGTGAGCAGTTCAATCAGAATCTTCGCCCACTCCCTGGTCGCCTCGCTCGTGTCAGGTGACTCAGCAAGGTCTGTGAGGACCAGCAGACGGCGCTGGCGGTCGTCCACAGCGGAAGCCATCCCCGAGGTGGGAGCAGGCTGGAGCGGAGTGTTGACGTCGACCCCGGGCAACTCCGTGGGGTGGAGCAGCGCAGACGGAAGCCCAGGAGGGCCACTGGGTGGACGACCAGCTTCGTCGATCCCCGGCAGCCCTTCCGGCTGGCGAGGCATCGGGTCCAAGTCTTGCCCTTCGACGTGCGACTCGTCCATGGGAAGGCTTGACTCCAGGTTCGCTAGAGCGGCCTTCTCGCCGTAGGTACCGGACTCGGGTTTACTGGTGTTCCCGCCCGGTAGCTCCCGCTTCTCAAGGTCAGGGGAGAGCGCCATTAGCCCTCACTCAGAACCTGAGCGCCCAACGTTCCACTATGGGTGCGGATACGGTGACAGCGACGGGGGCGGGCATTGCACTCTGTGCAAGGGTTCATTGCCCCGCCTCACTTAAGACTTGACTTCCAAGCACGCCGCCCGGACCAGCCGGGACGTTCAGGCGGCTGAGCAGGTCGGCCCCCTCGGGGGGTGCTGGGGGCATCGGAGCCGGTCCCGGTGGTGCGCCTGGCGCTCCTGGGGGTCCGGGAGGCGGCGGCGGGAGACCCGGCATCATCGGTGCCCCCAGACCTGTTGGAACTAGCTCTTCTTCCATCGCCTTCTTCGGCTGGACGATGTACTTGTCGTAGAGCTTGAAGAGGTCTTGCCCCTGCTCCCGAGCTTTCGCCATTTGAATCAGAGCCTCTTCGGGGATGGTTCCCTGTTCCAAACCCATCATCAGTTTCGCTTTAGCCATATCGGAGAAGTCCTGCACGTCGATGCGGGAGTTCTCCCGGGCCACATCAGCCAACCCGTCGATGTTCTCCTGCACGAACTCTTTGGAGATGTACTTCTCACCACCGTATTGGAGGTGCAACACAGCGGACTGTTCGACTGTCTTACCCAAACCCAAGCCATAGTCGACACGAACGATGTTGTCGAGGTCAATGTCGGAGCTTGAGTACTCGACCATGAACTCCTGATTGCGGAGAATCCCCGCTGTGCGGCGCTTCCCACCGATGAGTTTCTTATCGACGGTGAAAGCGATACGGGTGGCCCTACTCAACAGTCTCCGCATAATCTTGTGGTAGGTGCGGATGACGGTGTTCATCATCCCCATCGTGGTTTCCACGAACTTCCCTGAAGCCTGCGACTGGTCTACTTCCCCGGGACGGGTGGACGGCCAACGCCCAGCCAAGTGGATACCTTGCGCCAGGTTCTGTAGGTCTTCCTGAATATTGAGGCTGGACACAGCGGGAGGGACACGACCAATAGCACCCTGAGGGCCAAGCTGGATATAAGAGCCGCCGCCATAGGACATCTCCCCGATCAGGTCACGCACCCACACGTCCGAGTACACGGCCTGGTCGGCGTAGTCCAACACCATCCCCATGAGGCGGATGTGGGCTTCCAGCATCCCAATGGCCTGGTCGTACTGCCCTCGGAACTCACCGTCGTAGGTGAGCCGCCCTTCGACCACAACGGGGCAAACCTCAAGGTCGTGGGTCCAGCGGTACAACTCGGTGGCTAGCTGCTCAGCGCCAGCCGTGTCCTCATACTGAAGGGAGGAAGCAGCACCCTTCCAGATGGCACCGATGATGTACTCCCATTCGTCGAAGTATTCGACGATGACAACCATGGTGTTCTCGTCGAGACCCGAGGCGGTCATGTACTCGGGCACCGTGCCGGTACGCTCAAGGTGGTAGTCCCATATCTGACGACGCCACTCTTCCGGCAGCGTCGTGTAGTGGACGGCCCGTGCGAACAAGCAGCGGCGGAGCTTCTGTCCTGGACGGTGACCCGGCTCCGGATAGCACTGTCGGGGGTCACGTCGCTCTATCGAAATGGTTCTCGGCTTCTCGTGGTCGTCGGGGAGGATCGTCCAAGCAGCCAGCCCGTAAGCCCCCAGGTCCATGATCGACTGGGAGATGAGTTGCTCAATGTCGTTGGCCTCCCAGTAGCCTGCACCTATCCGCTCCTGTTCGGCAGCCCCCTCTTTGTCGGTGCCAGTGGGCCTGACCCGGAGAGTGGGAACCATGGACGCCGCTTCACTGGTGTCCTCCAAGGCGACCTGGATGTAGTTGGGCGAGCGAATACCGACGTTCTCTTCGTCGGGGTCGTACACGTCGAAGTCACCTTCAAGGATCGAATCAATGGTGAGGTGGCGCATGTCCCGTTCGGTGAAACGGGTGCGGAACGAAGTGAAGAGACCGGGGAGGCGCTCAATGTCGAAAGGGTCAGGCTTGCGTTTCACGGGCCTGTACCACCAAATCGAGCATTCTGGACTCCAACGTGTTCATGGGACGCCCGTTCTTTAGTTCAAAGGTGCGAAGAGCCACCTCAACATCTGAGGCTTCCTCGGGCATGACAAAGGGGATCAGTTCCCCGTCGTCGTTGATGTAGCCACAGAGGGTCTCCCCGGTACCCAGCCTCTCTGTCTCCTGCTTTAAACGGTCAGCAGACGATGGATTGAGGGGAATACGGTGCTTCATCACTTACCACCCGTGGGATGTCCTCAAGCTGGACAACAGAAGCCGCAGAGCAAGCCTTGAGTGTGGGCGGTCTCGTAGTAATGGTTGTTGGGGGCATGCACCGAGTACCTCGCCCCGCACCCCAAACAGGTCAGGCCGTAGTCGAAGAAAGGCCCGTCGTCGGGTCCGAGCAACTCCCCTATCAGGAGAGTGTTGCTAAGCGGGGGGTGCCCAGATTCGGGGGTCGACATTCATCGGCCTCCGGTCTTCCTCAGGTGGTTGAGCTAGCTCCTGTGGGACACGAGGCACCGTTCCAGGCTGCATGATCGGGCCGACCACATAGCGGCCTCCAGCGGCGATCCCGGGACGCTGCTTGTACATGGGCACCGGCTCCACTTTCCGGTTGGCGAAATCCACGAGGACACGCTTCCGCTTGATCCTGTTGGGGGCACGGAACTTGTCGGAGAACAAGGGAAGATGCGCCCTGTCGAACAGTGATCTGGCTCCAAGCTCAGCCATCCACAAGCTCATCACACGGTCAGAGGTGATGCCCATGGGGAAGCTGATAAACTCGTCGAAGAGGGGCTGGAGGCGCTGGGCGGTGGGGGCGTTCCCCCAAGGGATGCTGTACAAGCCAGCGGTCATCTGCGGCGCTATCGACTCAACCCCGAACTGGGCGTCCCATTTGCCTGTGCGGCCCGTGCCCCTGGTCTCATGGGCGGTGACCCGCACACCACGGGCAGCGAGGTGGCGCACAAGCTCAAAGTCGTACTGGATGATCTGACTCTGCAAAGCGTTCGACTCGACCCGCCACTCGTAGATGTTGTATTCAGCGGACCAGCGGAGCATCAGGTCTTTGATGTCGGGGGCTTTCATGCTCTTCTCGGCGTACTGGTCAACCAGGTAACGCCTGCCCGTGTTCAAGTCGATGCCGATGATGGTGAGACACGAGTACCCAGAGTCTTTGCCTCCACCGGCCAGGTCAACCCCGCCGATCATCCGCCACATCGGGTCGTACTGTCCGAGTACCCGCAACGGGTCTTTCGTCAACTCCAGCATTTCCTCCGTGAAGGAAGCTCCGATCCCGGGGATGTCGATGTTCTGGTAGACCAACTGGAAGTCGGCCATTGTCATCTCAGACCTG